AATGGTAACATGATTAGTCTTTATGACGGATCAAGTTGGACTTCTTTTGCTTTTACAGAAAGAACTTTGTCTTTAAGCTCATTAACAACCAATGTGCTTTACGATGTGTTTATATATAACAATGCTGGAACATTGACATTAGAGCTAACTGCATGGTCTTCTAGCACAGCAAGAGCCACCGCTCTAGTTTTAACTAACGGAGTGTATTTAAAATCTGGTGCTTTAACAAGAAGGTACTTAGGCACTTTTAGAGCTACTGGTTCAAACACTACTGCAAGCAGTAAAAACAATAGATTGTTATGGAATTTAAATAATCAAGTAGAGCTTGTAGTTCATCAAGATACTTTTAACACTTACGGTTACGGTGGGCACACTTACACCGCAGGTGCATGGAGAGCGTGGAACAACGATGCTAACCAAAGAATTGGTTATGTAGTTGGGTTGGACCGTGGAATATCTGTTGGGTTTGGTTGTGGTTCAAGCGGAGCAGCTACTAGCCAAGGTGCTGCGTGGGATGGTGGCACTCCCGGTTATGACACAATAGATGTAGCGAGCAGGGCTGGCAGAACTTATTCAACTAGAGGTATGGTGTTAGGATACCATTACATAACTATGATGGAATACGGTCAAGCTTCTTCTAATTATATTCAAGGGATTCTTGAAGGTACTTTTTGGTGTTAAGCTAATTTAAAAGGAATCAAAATGCTAATTGTATTACACGAAAAAATTAACTCTATTGTTCCCATACAAGGAATCTCCGACAACGGAGATGGAAGTTACCGTGTAGATTATCTTGCAGAGCCAACAACAGAACAATTGAGTTTAGTTAATCAAGCAATTGCCGACTACCCTTTGCTTATTGAAAAAGATAAAAAACTACAGCAGATTAACAACCAATGGATTGCTTTAGAACAAACAGGCTGGAACTCTGGTCAAGGATTTAACTTAGGTATAACCCCTTCTGATGTAGCTCTTTTAGTTGGGGTATACACTCTCGCTAAAGAAGCTTCTGTCCTAGGCTTACCTATCCCTGCTATCATTGCAATAGACAACTCTAGTATTCAATTTGCAACCTTTGCTGAGATGACCACACTTATGTTACGCTACGGGGCAGCCCGTTCTGAGATGTCTAGTTCTTTTGCTCAAAAGCGTAAAAATGTTGAAGCTGCAACAACTATCGAAGAATTGGAAGGTATAGTTTAAAAATGAGTATTAAGCATTTAACTGTTTTATCTTTTCCTTATGCTTTTAAAGGTAAACAAAAACCTAGTTACAACATAGATACTTCGTATCTTTATAAAGGATCTACGGTTCATCACAACATTATGGTTGAAGAAGATTCTGAATTAGGAAGCTTGTTTAAAGACCTTACAGAGTTAATTCAAGAATACATGGAAAAACAACCACAACCTCCTTCTGACAGTTGAGTAAAATAACCTCTTGGTATAGGATCACTTCTCTTAAGGAGAAGACCTATGAAACTTTTTTCTTTTTTTGTTTTGTTATTAACCCCTTTAGTTGCATTCAGTGCTGACATAGATTTACCCAAAGAGGTAAAAGGTAAAGTTGGCGACTTTATTCAGATTAACTCTAAAGCAATAACTGATGTTGAATGGTACATTGTAGACGCAGGTATTCAATTTCTTCCTTTTGATTTACTTAAAGATAAAAAAACAGCAATTTTATTTACTTTAAACCCAGGCAAATACAGAGTATTAGCTTGGACAGCTAAAGACAGTAAGCCCTCCCCTGCATATTTATGTTTAGTAACAATTGAACCAAACGATTTTATTCCTACACCAACACCTGTTCCTGTAGAACCTACAGTTCTAGAAAAAAGGCTCAAGCCTTTTTATATTAAAGACACCAGTCCAGATAAAAAAATACAACTTAATCAATTAAAGACTTTATTTGGAGAACTCCAAAAACTTTCTTTAGATGCAAACATAACAACTATTGGGGAATTGTTTAAAGCGGGTGCTGAAATATCCACAACACTTTTAGCAGATAAAATTCTTTCAGAATTAAGAGCAGAGTTAAACGCTTACATGGATGAAACTTTGCCACGAGTTTCAAGTCAAGCCTTAGATCAAAAAACAAAAGAATTATGCTTTTCCGTTTTTGGGGAAATAAAGAAAACTCTAGATAAGTTAGGAGAGTAACTTGAATCTTTATACTGAAGAAGAAATTGAAATGTTAAAAAGTGTTGGTGGCAAAATAGCTATTAACGGAAATGAATCTTATTGGAATTTTGGTTGGATTTCATCAGAAGAAAGATCAGAAGAGCAAACAAATCTTGACGCAACGTATCAAAGGGAAATGCCTTCGTTTAGTATTGAAGGAGAAGAAGAACCTAAAGACCGAGCATTCTTATGGGATTTTTCTTTAAAAGCAAACAACGGAAAACACTTTACAGTATTTCATCAACAAACAGGATCTTGCGTTGGTAACGGATTAGGGCAAGCTCTCTGGTATCTTTCAGCCGTAGAAGTCCATCGGTTAAAAGACCCTGAACAAGTTTTAATGCCTTTTTGGTTACTGCCTTACGGACGTTCGCGTATGTATGCTGGTATGGACAATCATGGAGAAGGTTCTTTTGGTTCTTCAGCAGCGTTAGCTATATCTAAAGATGGAGTCATACCATTTAATCTAGAAGGTTTACCTCAACCTACAAATCGAGATGGTTTAACTTGGGGAAAAGAAGCTGAGTTAGAATGGTCTCGTGGAAGCAAAATAGATGAAAAATGGTTAAATCTTAGTAGAAAACATCTTGTTAAAACAACAGCAAGGATAAGAAGTGCAGACGACGCAATTGCTGCATTAAGAAATTACTATCCTTTGACATGTGCTTCTATGTTTGGTTTTACTCCGATGATTCCAGAAGTTTCTGGTACACCTCCTGTACGAGTTGTTCAACGAAGAAATGATTCATGGGGGCATCAAATGTGTTGTATTGGATGGATAAAGCATCCTGAGCATGGTGATATATTTTACATTTTAAATAGCTGGGGAAAAGAACTTCACGGAGTTCCTGCAGGTTCATTTAACGAACCGCCAGGAGGATTTTGGATTAAAAAGAAAGAAATGGAATTTATCTGTAGAGATGAAGTCTTTGCTTTTTCTCAGTTTCAAGGGTTTCCAGCTCAAACCATATCTTGGAATTTCTAAAGGACTACTTTATGGACTGGGGTTTAGTAGCAGAAAAACTTGGATTACCCGGCTTTATTATAATCCTTTTACTTTTTGGATTATGGAAAAGCATTGCGTGGGCTGGATCAAATATTTTTATGCCTATTACAGAAAGGCATATTTGTTTTTTAGAAAAGCTTGAAAAGAATTTTGACCAAATAGATTCTGCGATACAAAAAATTGCAGACTGCCAACAGCGTATGGTTACGAAAATAGTTTGCATTAATAACAAGGAGAATAACCCTAATGATTAATTATCCAAACACACTTCCTACAGATGCAGTTCTAATAATTGTCGACAAGCTACGAGGAAAAACATCAAACTGGTCTGATGTTATGCTTGCAGGCTGGAATTTATTAGGTTACGCATTATCTCAAATACCTTCAAACTCTCCTGACCGTATTTTAGAAGCGTACACGCAGCTAACAAATATTTCTATTAACACTGAAGAAGATGCTGCAACTTTTCTTGAAACTAATGTTCTTGCAAATCAAGGATCAATTGAAGGTAAAGATCCAGCTAAAATGTCTGGTGTTGTTTTGTTAGTAATTATAAACATAATAACCAAGTTTATTATAAATGTACTTTAGTAAACCGAAGTTTAAAAGATCGGGTTTATGGACTAAAGTAAGGAACGATTTTTTAAAATTGCATCCCGTATGTGCGGTGTGCGGAATTAAAGATCGCCTTGAGATACATCATTGCATACCAGTGCATTTAGATAGAGATTTAGAACTTTGCCCAAATAATTTAATTACCCTTTGTGAAGGGCCTTGTAATTGTCATTTTGTTTGGGGGCACTTGCTTAATTGGCGTTCTTATAATCCAACAGTAAGACAAGATGCACAAAATTTTTCAGAGAAAGTATTAAAAAGACCTTTTGGGCGAAGGTGATTATTATGGAAGACTTTCAATCTTGGATAGTGATTGCAGAAAAAATTGGAATTCCAACTTTTATTTTAATGAGTTTTGCAATAGCTTCTTACAAAGTAATCATTTGGCTTGGAGAAAATATACTAATTCCAGTTACAACTAAACACATTGAATTTCTAGATAACATTGAAAAAAGTTTAAAAGCTGCGGACAAATTTAGTCAAGATTTAATGACGCTTCAAAAAAGCACATTCAAACAAATTGACAATATATCAGAGACTCAAGAAAATATTGAAAAATGTCTTAAAGCAATTACGCAGTGTGAAGAAAAGATTATTTCTTATGTTCAGGTCATTCAAGAAAGGATGACTAAGGAGTAGTAGTTACCCCAGTAGTTTTTAAGGAGTCGGTTATGATTTCAGTTTTAGTTTCGGTGGCGATGATGGCAGCAGAACCCGCAGATCTATTTAGACGCGGTGGCTCTTGCCCCTCAGGTTCTTGTTCTGCACCCGCTTCTGTAACCAAAGAAGTTACAAAAGAAAAGAAAGTAGAAGTATCTACTGGCCAATTGTGCGGAAAAACCAATTGCTGTTTTCATAAAGCAAAACGCTTTAAGAAATCTTGCCGATAATCAATAAGGTAGTTTGCCTTTAGGTTAGGATTAACGCTTAACCTAAAGGCTTTATTTCTATGAGGACTTATGAATACTCAACTTCTTGGCGAGTATTATAAATCAGATGTAGATTTAAGCCCTGGCACAGAAGTGCTAGATATGTTTACTGCGGTTAAATATACAATCAAAGAATACATAAGAGTTAAAGTGTATTACCGAGAAGTCTTTGAGCTTTGGCGGTACGGTTGGATTAAAGCAGATAACACCTTATGGAAAATTGAAAACAAAAACCTAATACTACTTAACAAAATACCAGTAACAAAAGACGAATTACCTACATACCCTCAGCCCAAAACCCCAATACCCAACAAACCACAAACCGAACCACCCCCAGAAGAACGAACTCATCAAATCCTAAAAGCGTTTTTAAAACTAAATCAACTTTAAACTAGAGTGCAATATGTTTTATAATAAGTTTAGTGATATACCTAAATCTCTTATAAAAGCAAAACCACCTCTTATAATCCCAATGTTTAATCAGCTTTTTTATTTAACAAACACCATCAAACAAATGGATAAGTTTAATTTAAACAACATAATAATATTAGACAATGGCTCAACGTATCCACCACTTTTAGAGTGGTATAAAACAACAACTCTTCCTATAGTTTGTTATCCAGAAAATCCTGGGCCAAGGGATTTCTTTTTGCGTAGTGAAATATGGAACAACTTACCAACTTATTTTTTTGTGTCTGATCCCGATTTAGAATTCCCTGACAAAGTACCTAATACTTTAGTAAAAGACTTAATAGATTTATCAGAAAAAAAAAGATGGAAAAAAATAGGATTAGCTTTAGACATTAAAGAAAAAGATAAAATTTGCCCTACTATTAACATTCACGAACCTTCTTATTGGAAAATCATATTAGATACAACAGACGGTGGTGATCCCATATACGAAGCTTTAACAGATACTACTTTTGCTTTTTACAACAAAAAATACTTTGATGACGAATTCTTTATAGCTCCGCGTCTAGCTGGACGTTACACCTGCAAACATCATGGCTGGTATTACAACAGACCCGAGCCAAAAGAAGAAACAGAATATTACAGACAAACACAAAAATTTTGTTCTACTATTGATCGATCATAAAAACAAATTAGTTTCAAACAAAGTTGCTACACTTTTGTATTGGTCAGGATTTAGTTTTAAATAATGAGTGTTAGTTATATTTAAGTTTTCATGTTCTCCAATATCTTGCAATAGCTTTCCTTCTACTCCGTTTTGACCTAAAAAACTAATAGCAGAAGTTTTTAAAGCGTGAATATCAATGCTACTTCCGTCAGGATATCTTCTAGGTATACCTGCAAAGGCTAAATCTTTATGAAAATCTCTAGTTAAAATTTTTCCTAAATTAAATATTCGTTCTTTAGCTTTTATTTTTTTCTCTTTGATCCAGCTTTTTAACATTACTGCCATACTTAAAGGTAAAGGTTTAGATAGTATCTTTCTTTTTTTAACCCTATCGGCAGAAAAGTTTGCACAAGGATAAGGCCCATCTAATTCTAAATCTTGTGGAGTTAAAGTTAAAGCAGCTCCTAATCTGGATACGCTGGTAAAAAGATAATAATAAAGGAGAGCACGACAACGAGATTTAGTTTTTAAGTAAGCTGTATACTTAGGAGTAAACTTAATTAACTTACCTGTTCGGCTGCGTTGAAAGAAAGGTCTTAGAGTAGTTGCTCGTATAAGCTTTTTAATTTGATATACATTAAGAGCTTTTCTAGATTTGATTTTTACTCCGCTAAACCTTTCAATAGATTTAAATTTGTTTTTTAACCAGTACCCTTCTTTTTTACACCAAGCTCCAAAGACTTTCAAATATCTCCTACATACATTCTTCGTTGTAGCCGACCAAATATTTCCTTTTTTTGATTGTTTTTTATCTAATAATTGAAAAATTTTATTGGTGTTTATTTCAGAAAGAAATGTAATTGAAGGATGCTTTAAAAAACAAGTTAAGATGTAAGTCACATCTCTTACATATTTCTCACTACGGCTTTCTCTTTTAAATGACTCTAAAAATAAAGCTAGCAACGCATCAATATTGTAATTTTCTGAATCAGGTCTTAAGGAATTTAAACCCAACGCTTTGTTTTCTTGTTGTTTATTATATCGTTGCAAGTAAAGGTACGCAGCTTCTTTTGAGGTAACCCCTTTAAGTGTAATAAACTGCTTTCTTTTATCGGGCAAACCTGTACCTAAAGAATAAAAAGGGGATTTCTCTACCACCTTTTTTGCCCCTTTTGTTTTAGCTGCAACCCTTTTGCCGTTTAACACCCATCTAATCCTTGTTCTGCGTATGATGTAAGCCATAAATACTTTGCCTTGAATTAAGTTTTGGGTTACCTAATGGGTTACCTACAATCGGTAAAACAGTCCTTCATTGGCTATTATGGTACTTAGGCAGGCAAACGCCAAGTCAACCTTTAAAGCTCAAGCAAACGGCTTTAAAGGCTTATATTAAAGGAGTATTGGCTTATATTGGGTGTTAAGGTTTAACTAAAAAAAGAACTGGGGAACTAGGATTCGAACCTAGACAAACTGCTCCAGAGGCAGGTTGTCGTGCAAAAAATTATTATCATAAGCCTATATATTACAATAACTTAAGTGTACTCATTATTAAAACTTGCGTTTTGGGTTACCTAATGGGTTACCTATAGGGTGACCTACTTAACAAACTCTGGTTCTTCTTCTATGCTTTTAACAAAGCTAATAACTTCTTCTACCTCTACGGCATCAAGATACATTTCAACAGGGCTATTATCAAACGCTTCTCCGCATTCTTCGTAGTAAGCGGGAGCATAACCGTCTTTAGATTTTCTAAGTAATGTTACTGTGTACAAAACTTCTTTTTTATCTTGTCCACCAACAGAAAGGTTTGTTGGTGACTCTACAATTTTTAAAAGAATATTTGGTTTTACATAAGTCATTTCTGAAAATCGCATAAGTAACTCCTTATATATAAAAAAAGGAAGCCCGAAAGCTTCCTTTAATCTCATCTTCTTGATGAACGAAATTATTAATTAAATATCTATTTTTTACTAGGGTTCAGCGTGATTTGATTTCTCTTGTTTGTATTGGTCGCAAAATTGTTTTACAGAACAATAAGCTTCACACCGAGTTTTTTCTCCTGGCCTTTTAACAATGAATACTTTTTTGCTTCCTTGTTCTTTTTCAAACAAAGCTTTATCTGTAAGAGCTTGATCTTCAGTTAAAGCCAAAGATAATGCTCGTTTTTGACCGTCTTTCATTACAGCAAAAACAGCAGGTTTCTCCCATTGTTCTTCTGGTGTACATAAAGGTAAAGCTTGTTTAGCATCACTATGTTTTTTGACGCGATCTTCTATTGCAATTTGAGCTTCTTCTTTACTCCACAAATTTAAAGTAACAACTTGAACTGGACTTTGTGGATAAGTAGGTTTCATTCTAGCTTCTTTAGCTTGCCAATCTCTAAGGATTGCAACAACTTCTAATCTATTTACTTCGTGCCCATGCCTCCTAAGCAAGTGAGCATAAGTATTTAACTGATTAGTCCAGTCTTTATGTTTAGAATCAAAAACCATAGACCACGCAGAAGTTACTTTGTAGTCCTGAAGCAAGCCTTGGCTCTTTACAAACCTGTCAAACTGTCCACTAATTTTATAACCAAGAATATCATCTACCAATCTGGTTTCTGTAATAGCTTCTGTATCAGATCGTCTTAGAATTTCGTGAATACATTTACCTAAAAGAACCCAAATTCTATCAGAGGCATCTTGTGATATTTGATCTTGGTATTTGTTTTCTAAACTTAACAGTCTTGGCGATTTCCATAAATCTGTAACGCTTAAATCTGAAGACCCTTTAGAATAGTCGTCAAAAGTAATTGCATTGACCAAAGATTCTGGAAGGTTTTTAACATTAGTTATTTTCATATCGACCTTTCATTTGATTGTATTCTCGAAAAGAAGAAACCATTTTTGTTACAAGTTTTAAATCTCCAATAGACTTATACAAATCGTCTACTATTTGATCTGACATTCGATCTGTTATGCTAAAATCTAAATGCTTAAGAAGATGATCGCCTTTATAAAGAAAAAGAATAGGTATACCTAAATTTTGTTTACGGCTTTTTACTTTGTTATTAGTAAGCTTTAAGTACATTTCTTTTATATTTTCTTTTTCAATTCCGATAAGTACCGCTTCTTCTCTTGCAAATTGTTTATCACATAACTCTCTGTATTTTGCTGCAAGTAAAGAATCTCCACTTACAATAAGAAACCCTTCTAGCTCTCCTTTTAAAACCCCTGACAGCTTGTATTCATCCATTGCTTTGTCTACATGTGCAATGTAAGCACAGTAAACACTAGATGAAAGCTGTTCTAAAATACGCGAAGAGTAATCTTCAATGTTGCTATCCATTATTGAGTTTTATCCTTTATTAATTTTTGAAGATTTTCCACTGGAATTCTTACGCACTTTCTTGAAAGTTTTATTACTTTTAATTGTTTTGCAAGAATCATACGGTCTATCGTTTTTGGGTTTACTGCTAACCAATCGGCTGCTTGTTGCCTTGTTAGCATTACTTTTTCTACCATTAGTTTTCTTCTTTCTTTTTTCTGCAAAAGGTACTCGAAATAAATTCTTGAACTCCTTTTGCAAATAAATCTGAGATTGTATCTACAACTACAATAGCCAGGGTTAAGATAACTTCGCCCATAACGGATGCTCCTACTTTAGCCAAAACCATGTTTTGCCTCCCGTTCTTTTAGTGAATGAATCCTTTACTTGAGCAATAAACTTTTCAATATCTTGTTTTAACTTTTCACATTCTTTTTCGCATAATTTTTGAATGTCTGTTTTTATTTTTTCTGTAAGCTTTGTAGATTCTAAAAGCAATTGCAGGCTAATCTTTTCAGACTCTTCGTCTAATTTTTCTAAGTTGTTTTTAACTTCTAAAGACATTTTGTCTGACGCATCTTTAACATAAGTACCAACAACTCGTTTAATCTCATCTTCAATAGCCATATCAAAATCCTTTTATAAAGTGGCCACTAATTCCTTTGCAGGCACAGTGCTTGCAATTTCTTCTGAACAATCCGTGTCAAACGGAACAGGACTTAAACCTCTAAAAAGTGAACGAAATGTCGGAGGTTTTTCTTTAGTAATTAAAGCTAAAGTTTCAGAAGCTATAAGACCTTTAACCTTTTGAACAGTTGTTTTTACAAAAGAAGAAAGGTCAATCTTTGAAGTGTCAGGATAATTTAAACCATAACAAAAATTATTAGACGCAAGTTTAACTAATAAAACCCTTACGCTGCGTAATCCGTTAGCTACTTCATTTGGGTCTGGTCGATAAATATTTTTGCGTAAACAAACACCTGTTTCGCTTACATCTAATTTTTCTTTAGTTGCAAGAAGTACCCAACCTTCATAAATATCAATCTGATTTCCTTCCATTGGTTCGGTGTGTACATGATTTATAATGTGTGTAACAAGATAGTCTTCTTTTTGAAAACCAGAAAAAAGACCGCAGACAGCTAAACCTTTTAAATAAATATTTTTAAACCAATTTGCTGCAATAGGTATGTTCACAACATTTACTCCATGAATATGTTTAAAACTTTTTTGCGGAGAAGCGGGAATAAATCTAACTGTTATTTTTGACAACGATCTATTCTGTTCAAAAAAATAAAGCAAACCTTCTTTTTTCCATTCGGAAACTAAATTTCCAACATTTTTTAATTCAACCTTGTTTCCACTCCAAGACAGTTTAAATACACTAGATAAAAATCGATTTGCTATCGAAAGAGCATTACCGTATTTGCAAATTCTGTCTAATTTATTAGCATCAAAAAAAGAAAATTCTTTGTACTTAAAATAAGTTTCTAAACATTTATAAGAAACATTTTTAGTAGAAAGAGAAATAAAAGAATTTTCAATTGCTAACGAGTGCTTTGCATATAAATAAGGTGCAGAATAAATTTTTTGTTTTTTCTCTTTTTTATTTTTAGTTTTAAAAACTAAATTTTTCTTTGAATTAATCCTTAAGCAAGCTCGTAAAGCTTTAAATCCAGTATAAGTTTCGTCAGGAAGTTCTTTACAAGTTTGCATTGCTTTTTCTTTAAGATTCATTTTATAGCTCCATGTCTATTGTTGTTCCCCAAGCTGGGGCAGTTCCTTGACCATACCGTAGAAACAATGTATCTACACCCGGATCAGCGGGGTATTGACTATAGCAATCAGTTAAGCACACAATTAAATCAGGTTGATAATCTAAAGCTTTTCCAATAACCTCAATGTGGCATGTGCCTCCGCCACCTTTAACTTTTGGTTCCCATAAGTCATCGGGTTCTAAAATTTCTTCTTTGTATACTTTTACATCGTGCCACAAAATTGCTGTGTTCTTTTTGTGTTGCGATCTAAAGTCGTTAACTTCTGCAGCAAAAGCAGACAACAAATTCGTATTAATACTTCCAGAAGTATCAATGAGAAAAACAATTGTTCCTAGTTCTTTTCCACCCAATGATGGAAGATGATACTTTGGATAAAATCGTTTGTCTGGTTTAGTCCAAACAGTTTCGCTTTTAGAAAACTTAAGAAGATATTCTTGAAGCAAATGCTTCCAATCAACTTTAGGTTTTTTTTGTGCTAATATTCTTGATAAAGATCCCGGTAAATCTCCCCGCATTTGTGCAGTTTGTTTTGCCATCTCTGTCATAAGTTCGGTATCAGATTCGGCTTCTCGTAATTCTTCGGGTGTAGCTTTGCCTGGAGGCATAACTTCACCAAAAGTTTGAGGACATTTATACTTAATTGTTTCGTTAGGTGCATTTGTTTTTGTAGGAGTCTCTTCCGCGTCTTCTTCAAAATCGTAATCAGAAGTCGAATCAGAACCAAAGTCTGAATCAAAATCTGAGTCAGATTCTGAAGACGAATCAGAAGAATCATTTTCTTCAAAACAAGAATCAGAGTCATCATCTAAATCTTTGTCAGGATTAGAACCATTACCATTAGATGGAATAGGATTGTCGTTAGTCTTTTCTTGAGGAATTCCATTCTTAGGGTCTTTTAGTAACTCATAATAAGCTTCTGCGGTAAGATCTTTTGGTAAAGTTTCAAACGGTTTTACACCCGGAACACATACTCCCTGAGGTAATAGAAAATTTTGCTCTAAGCAAATAGGATTGATAGCTAAATCCGCAGCAATATTCCAAAGCTCTGGGTTCCTTGCTCCCATTCGAGTGTGATGAAAAAATAGTATATGCCAGATTTCGTGACAAAGAGTACCAATCAATTCTTCATCTGACAATTTTTCTACAAACTCTGAATTATAATAAATATTTTTCCCGTCTGTACTCATTGTTTTAGCAGAAGCTTTTTCTTCTATGTCTAATTGCATAACGCAGCTACTGAAAAACGGAGCTTCCGGTTTTGGACTTAACAATAATTTTGTTAATGCCCTACTTATCTTTTGTTTTACATCCATGATTACTCCTAATTGTTTTGAGTCTGAAGTTCTTTATGTGTAGACTGCGTGTCCAACATAAGAATTGCACTGGTGATTGTGCATTTTGTTTTGTTAATAAGGTCTTTAGTAGCCATTAAAGTCATATCTAAAATGTTTTCGTAATGGCTTGCTTTGTTTTCAATATGATCTAAAGCTTTTAATTTACTTTGCAAAGCATGATTCTTTAAATCGCCCGAATAGACTTCAGTAGATATTGTGTTAATCTTCTGAGCAAGCTCGTCCAAAATACCTTCAAGTACCACTTGTTTTTCTTTTTCACCCAATTCGTGGTTTACATGATAGATTCGAACAGGACTTTGCTTTTCAAGTTTTTCTGAAAGAATCCTAAAGATAGTCATAGAGCTTTCGGCTAACCAATAGATACCACCACAAGAACGCAAACTTGTACCGTACAATCCATTTGGAACAGACATGATGATATTTTTAAGAGTTCTAGAAACATCATTAGGTGTGAAGTATTTATTTAGTCCTTCATACATGTTGTTTACAAAACTTAATTCTTTTTCATTTACATTTGTCATTATGACTTTATCTAAAGAAGCACTGATAAAATAAGAACAAATGTATTGTCGTTCATTTTTCTCAAGGCCTTTTTGTTCTCTAAGGATCTCGTAACCTTGAGCATTTAATTGACGAATTAAATATCCATCTTTTTCTGAATAAACAGTCTTAAGAGAATCGTACAACACGGTAAGATTAGTTCTCCCTTTAGGGGTGAACTCTTTTAATCCACATTCAATTAGCAAATCTGTTAAAACTTTCTTATCAACATTTGCTGAATCCCAAAAAATCAATGAACCTTTTCCTGTGGTGGTAGTTATCATTTTAATTACTCCTTAAATAGTACATACACTTTTGACAAACGAAGAATTAGCTTGTAACCAATTGACAAATTCTGGAACTTTAAGCAGAGCAATTTTTTGATATTCTTTATCAGAAGTCTGATAGCTTCTAATAGATGCTACACTCATTTCGTTGCAACCTTCTTGAGCATAACGAAGAGCGATTTTGGTTGCAGGTATTGCGTATTGTTTGCAATCTTTATTAACTCGACTAGAAAATCCAGCCATAAGTGCGTAACGAGCATCTTGTTTTTTAGGCAAAACACAAGTGTCAGGGTTAGCCATGATGTCGTTAAAGTTAATTTCATTAAGCAATCGATGAAACGCTAAGAACGCTGGAGCAATTTCTTTACCTACTAAGCCCGATACAATAGAAGGCAAAACAGACAAAGGTGCATTTTTATACGAACTAAGCATTTCCCAACTTCGTGGAGAAGCAAAACACTCTTGCTCTTTAGACGGATCAAAAGTTGAAAGATGCTGCGGAGCAAAATTAATATAACCTAAAACGGAATCCCATGTTCCTTTAGAGGTTGCGTATTCAATCCAATCTTCGTAATGACTTTCTGCTGTGATATGAACCACCCTGTTTTTCATAGCACTAATCATTCTGTTAGCTCCGGTGCGATCTGTAGTTCGATTACCGGCAAGAATTATTCGGGTATCTTCTGGAAGTTTATGATCGCCAAACTGATAGTCATAAACAGCTTGCAAAGATGCACCTTGAATTTCTGGACGAGCTTGTGAAAATTCATCAAACAAAATTACAGTTTTATCTGTCGTAGGAAAAAAGCTTGGTTTTAACCAACGCAAAAATCCTCCAACATCTACGGGTAGTCCGCGAAGATCAACAGGATCTAAAGTGGCTAAACGAACATCAATCAATGTGTAGCCAACCTTTTCTACAACTTGTGAAATAATTTTTGATTTGCCGATGCCAGGAGGCCCCCAAATCATTAACGGTACTTTGGTCTTTAGTGATTCTTCAATTGCAATTTCTAAAAGCTTTGGACGCATGATTATCGTTTCCTTATTGAGTCTTTGTTTAAGACAGTGGTGTTTGTAAATTCGAGTGCAATGTAGCTGTAAGACAATTCAAAACTTGATAGATGAGTAGGTTTTTTGAATAAAAATTTGTTAAAGTATTCTTCAATAATTTCGTACAATTTGAATTCTTCAATCTCTAAACGAACAACAATATTATTTACAGTAATTTGAAATTTAAAATCGGGATTTAAGTTAGCGTACTTTTCAAAAAGTACATCAGCGTTTGTCAAACCATTTAAAAACAATTCGTGTTTAGATAACCAGTAAACTAATATGTCACCAAAAATAATTGCTGAATCTGATTCTTTAATTTCGGGGGTTAGTTCGCTGCTGTATGGTACACGCAAACTAACTTTCTTTAACCCTGTTGGCTCTTTTGCCAAAATTGTTTTTGTTATTTCTGACAACTGAGTTACTGATGCTGGCGGTATTGTTTTCCAAAAAACATCTTCGCTAAGACTTACATTCATAACTAGACTCCTATGTACCTAAAGGTACTATGAGATAATAATTAGTCAATACTTTAGTAATAATTATTCCTACCTCCTTTCTAAAAATTTCCATTTAAAGAAAAAAATAACTTTTAAAAATAAGGTTTAACCGCAAAGCTATATTTAACAAGGACTTACAAACTAATTAAATCTTGAAAACAAACAAAATAACAAAGTTTAAATTTAAAATTTAATTACAAACTGTTATGTACAAACAACTTAGGTTAAATAAAAAGTTTAAATTTGAGGCATTTCTTTAAAAAGCAAACATTGGTTTAGATGTAACTATATACAAGATAATACTTTACATTGTTTTTTAAGTGTATTTTTTAAAAATAACAAGTGTTTAAAAAAAACCTAAAACTGACCCTTGGTATAAATCACAAATAATTTTATGATGACTTTTTATGTTGAGGTCTATAACTTACCCCAACGATTCTTTATTTAAAAAAAAAATAAGGAAGGGCGATCTATTTATATTAGACCTAATAGAATTGCAGTAAATTTTTAAAGAGTAGTCTTACTGATCGCTCAAGGTGTCGGCCCGCCCTGACGGGCGGCCTCCACCTTTCGATCAATAAAACATATGGTCGGCAGGCTCGACACCAGACACTACACAGCCCCAAAATATTTCTTCAAAGAGTTCTAATTTTAAAATGTCTTCTTTTTCGGGTTTATAAGAAACCAAAGCATATCGATCCACCTTAGGATAGGTAGGATTATAACTAAGATAGTGGGCTTGTTTTGCTCCGGTTACTAAGATTTGATGTTGTAACTGAGGCAGATACTTTTCTGGAATTGAATTGTTTAATGCAGAATCATGGTCTTTTTTGCCTGGGCATTTGATCTCTAAAATAGTTCGAGAGTACGGCTCCCACCCATCAAGACTTGCTTTGATATAATTTTTTGTAGAATGAAAAGCACAAAGCGGTGTTACAGATTTTTTAATCCACCCAGAATACCATCGTCTTACATCACCTTCTAATACTTGACCCCGCCTCATTCGTTCATTAATCCAAACTGATCTTTCTTTTTGCTCTGCTTCCCCGCGTTTTTCTTTCCAAAGGTCGTACCGATTACGATCAAAGTGCTTTCCTTTAACAATTACGGGGGCATCAGAGCTACCTATACCGTAAGTTCGCCAGCTTAACCATTCAGTAGAACCTTGTTCGAGAGTTATTTCTCTCATAGTTTTTTATTCAAATCTGAAAGAGCTTGTTTTTTTAAAACAATTTTTTCAACTAATTGTGGAATTGCCAATTCAAAACATTGTTTAAGGATATCTTCTTTAGAAATCTGTAAACCCGCTGAAACTTTATTTAGTAAAGATAGTTCTTCTGTACTAAAATCTAAAACAAGACCTGCCTCACCTGGGTTAACACTAGACAAAAGCTTTTCGCAAGCAAATCGAATAGCAGAAGAGAATGAAATGTGCTGGTTTAAAGCATATTTATCCATCTTTTTTGCAATGTCTTTAGTTAAAACTATTGATCGTTTTTCTATTTCGCTCATCTTTTTTTCTCAACATATTTTCTTTTTTGAGTTTGTGTGTTAGATTCTTAAAAGAAAAACACACAAATTCCGACCTATTATTCTTAATAGGTTTAAAGAATTATTACAAGTGTGTTACCTAATTATTAACAAAGTAATAAGCAAATCGTTAAAAATTAAAAAAAATTACAAATTCCTACTTTATCAATAATTTATTATTGACAAATTATTACCGCAGTATATATTTATATCATCGCCCAATAAACCATTCCTCACACACGAAATGAGAGAGAGAGCGAACAGTGCCCAGCTTAAGCAAATCCAACGTACTAGAAAATTTAGACAAAAAAAGTTCTTCCAACACGGCAACGGTTGTAGAAATTCCAAACGAACTTTGGGAAAAAGTACAAGAGTGGTATTTCGCCTCTCTTCCCGAATCGTCTCGCATGGAACTTCTATCAAATTACATTTTATCGTTAGCCTTAATCTTGGAAGGGAATGAAAGCCATGAGTAACATTATTACAACAAACGGAGAAGGTGAAGAAAACTTTTTCGGAGAAATTGAAAATATTGCAAATCACTTTGTGCAGTCTGGATATTTTAAAGACTTAAGAAGTGTGTCACAAGCAGTCGTAAAAATTCTTAAGGGCCGAGAGTTAGGCATTGGGCCATTTACAGCCATTGACCAGATAAATATGATTCAAGGTAGACCTAGCCCTAATGCAAACCTTATTGCAGCCCTTATTCGAAAATCAAAAGATTATGATTACGAAATACTAGAGCACACAGATCAAGTGTGTCGATTACAAATCCTTCGACACGGTAAACCCTCTGGCCCTCCAGTTGAATTTACTTACGAGAATGCAAAAAAAGCTGGCTTAACTCGCAATGCAACTTATCAGGCATATCCCCGCAATATGTTGTTTGCAAGAGCTATTAGTAATGCTGCTAAATTTGGTTGCCCCGATGTTACTACAGGGCTTTACGTTCCAGAAGATTTTGAAGGTACTCCTGTTATAGACATTATCGAAAGTAAAAAACCTTCTAATGACGTAACAACATTGCTTAGGCTGTCAATGGAAACCGGAACAACTCTTGAGGACATCAATATAACTTTTGACACTACCTTCACGGAATGGAGTTCGGTATGCAAAGACCCGGAAATGTTGGTGCAAATAATGAAATTCCTAAACACCAAAAAAGAGACTCAATAGTAAAAGTTTGGCAAAATCAATTTGGATCTGGTGTAGCACCATTGAAACAAAACAAAAGAAAACAAGAAAAGTTTTCTACCGGAGCAGTAAGAGATAGTCGCAAGGCAAAAGGAAGATACGATCTTCTTCCGTGGTCAGTATTGCAGTTGTTAGCAGAACGGTTTGAGGAAGGTGCGGTTAGATACGGAGAAAGAAACTGGGAAAAAGGACAACCTCTTTCCCGCTATCTAGACTCTTGCCTGCGACATCTCTTTCAGCACTTAGAAGGAAGAACAGACGAAAAACATAGTGTAGCTGCTTTGTGGAATCTTATGGCTTTTGTTTGGACACAAGAATCAATTAAAAACAAAACACTACCAAATACATTGGACGATCTTAAAAAGAAAAGTCCATCTCGAAACATTCGGGGAAAGTGAAGGGGGCGAATCGTGTCGTACCTTTCAAGTTTTGCTGGGGCTTTCCCCGAATAACTATACGCAACACCCAGCAAAGTTGCTCTAAAACAAAGGAAAAACAATGAGCGAAAGATTGTACAAAGAAAACAAATTCTACCAAGCAACTGTTGTTGGGCAATTGCTTACCACTTCTAAAAGTGGTGATCCTCAATTCCGTTTGGAAATTGAGCTTGCTGGGATTTTGAAAAGCAAAACTGTGGAAGAAGGTGTAGAAGAATTAGCTGACGAGCTTAAAGCTAATAAAGTTATATTCTTTACTTTTAATCCAGAACCTTCACGCATGGCTCGCTGCTTCCGTGACCTTGCAATTATTGGTTTGAACTCTATGGACATTGGTTTGCTTGATCCTGACAACGCAAAAGGATTAAAGCTTATTGGTAAGTCTGTTTTGGTTCGACCAAGATATTCTACTGATCCAACAACTGGTGGCGAAAACGATTGGTGGAATCTTTGCACACCTGCACCAGTTCCTAAAAAGATTTCAGCCGATGTTCTTAAACGCTTTAAAGAAGATCACTCAGAAGCTTTGATCGAAGCGTTTTCAAACAAAGACAAAAAAGCAGAGGCTCTACCTTTTTAGTATAATTGTCTAAACATTAAGCAGCGGGAACAGAAAAACTCCCGCTGTTTTTTTGTCTCTAAAAATAAAAAATACCCAAGCAAAGGTGCAGCTTATCATGGATGAAAGCTATTTTTCTGACGATTTAGATCCCGCAGATTTTCCCTATCTTTACAAAGTCTTACAATCTTTTCCTAAATGCACACGCTCTGGAAACGGATGGAAGGCTTGCTGCACAAGTGCATCACACAACGGAGGCAAAGGGGATAACAACCCCAGCCTGTCTATATCAATAGGCCCTAATGGAAAAATATTAGTCTTTTGTTTTAGTGGCTGCACTACAGACGAGATTGTTTACGGTGCGGGGCTAGAACTCTCCGACTTATTTCGACCATCATTTGAAGATCCCTATCCGCAACAAAGCACATCTTCAGAAAAAATTCCTTACAACCCAATGATTACTTTGGTGTACGAAAAGCTTTTAGAACTAGCACCCATTGATCAATCAAAAATTCAAAGCCTTTATGAACGCGGATTTAATAAAGAGTCATGCAAGACTTTAAATTTTGGAACAATTCAAAGCACACAAAAACTTTCAAGTTTGCAAAACAAATTAGTAGAACTCTACGGAGATAAACTTGCGGAAGTGCCAGGGTTTATAAAAAACAAAGCAGGCATTACTTTTGTTGGCAGTGATCTTAAAGGATTAATAATACCTCTTAGAGATATTCAAGGCAGAATAGTTGGATTAAAAACCCGCAGACCTCATGGCGACCCTAAGTATCTTTTATGGTCATCACCATCTGCCAGAGCATTTACAACGCTTCATTTTCCTTTAGGGTTTAAAGCAGCTAATCTGATCCGTATAACAGAAGGCGAACTCAAAGCTGACCTAGCTCAAGAAAAAACTAAAGTACCTACTATATCTATTTCCGGTGTAAATCAATGGCGAGCCGTATTAGATTGTCTTGATGAAATCAAACCTAAACAAATCTTAATTGCTTTTGACTTTAAAGATGTGTTGGAAAAACCTCAAATTAAACACACCCTTTGGGAATTCGGAAACGAGCTTATGGGCCGAGGTTTTCAAGTTGGCATTGAAACTTGGAAAGACACTTCTTGCAAAGGTATTGATGACGCATTAATGGAAAGTCAAGAAATTGTTCCAGACTGGAACTACTTCTCTCAACCTATTTATGTTTGTCCTTCTATCGAAGAAATGAACTTTCCAAAAATACCTGATGTAGTTTCTTTTCCTTTAGAGATTTTTCCAAGTTACCTACAAGACTTTGTAAAAACCCAATCACAACTAATAGGATGCCCACAAGACTTTATCATTGCCAGCTTGTTTTGTTCTTACGCAAGAAGCCTTGGTAGCTCAAGAGCTGTTAGCTTTCGTCCTGGTTGGCTTCTTTTAGCAAATCTTTACATGTGTGTTGTTGGCGATCCTACTACGGGAAAAACTCCCGGAACACAGGTAGCTTTAAAACCTTTGTTTAATTTTCAACAACGAGAAAGAAAACGATACAGAGAAGATGTTGTTAAATACGAAGATGCAATGACACTATACAAAGCCGAACTAACTGAATCAAAAACAAAAAAAGCTGTACCTAAAAAACCAAACAAACCAAAAAACAAATTACGAATTTTTACTACGGATGTGACTACAGAAACTCTTACCAAATACCTTTTTGAAAATTACGAATCTCGCGGCAACGCTTCGATGCTTATTTTTATTGATGAGCTTGTTGCGTGGTTAGACAAAATGAATAAGTACACTGGTGGTGTTGGATCTGACCGACAGTTTTATATGTCTACTTACTCTAACTCACCAATCGACTACGGTAGAAAATCGACAGAAGAAGATTTCTCTATCCCCTACCCTTCTCTTACGGTGTTAGGCGGAACTCAAAAAGCAAAGCTTCATCATTTATCTTCAGACATCAAAGAGGAACTAGGCAATGATAACCTTGATGACGGATTTTTTAGTAGAATGCTTTTTGTCTATCCTACTTTTGTAAGAACAAAAAGAGTTAATCAAACCCCTGCTCCATTTAATTTTGAACCTTTGTATCAAAGCCTGCAAAAAATCCTTATGCTTCGTCCGGTGTTAGGAGCTGGTGTAGATACTGATGAATACATTCCTGTATCAGTACCGATTGAAAAAGATGCTCTTGATGCTTTTTGTAATTTTATAAACGCAGACATCGAAGAAATGGAACAAAAAAGAATTCCATATAAATTAGAATCATCTTGGTCAAAACATGAAGCTACTTTGGCAAAGCTGATTTTAATACTTCACAACATGCACTTAAGCTTTGAACCTACAGCCGACTTAGACAGTCCAATTAAACTTCAAACCGTTCTCAACGGAATTAAAGCTATACAATATTTTCGAGCACATTTGCTAAAAGTTTATCAAGTAGTTAATCACGGACATATTGAAGAAAAAATTGAACAGTTTATAAAAAGTGCTATTACAGATTACGAAGGTAAGTTCCCGTTCCACGACCTTTATCGAAAAAGATTGTTTGGGGTAAAAGATAAAGAGGACGCACTCAAACTTTGCAAGCTTGCAGAATTGCGAGGCTATGGAAAACTAATTTACCACCGTTCTAAAAACTCAAAAGAACCTCATGTGTTTCAATTACCACAAAGCAGGGTGAGAGCATAAAATGAGCAATCTATTTTCCCAAGCAATTGAAATTAATTACAATGGAACACCTTTAGAAAAAGGAATAATTTCTTTTGATACCGAAACAGTTCTAATAGAAAACAATGGCAAAGTTCCTGAGTTAGTTTTGTGTTCTGCATCTGACGGAAACCGAACTATTGTTTTTTCTAGAAGTCAAATGGTTCAATTCTTAGATGATCATTACACCTGCACTTTAGCTTTTCATAATGCAGCGTTTGATGTTTTGGTTATTGCTCCGTATTATCCTAAGATTTTTCATTTTGTAGATGCCAATCTTGTTGGCGATACAATGATCTTAGATATGCTTTTAAGACTTTCAGTAAAAAAAGGAGAACTAGACACAACAGACTCTGCTGTGTTTCCTAGAAGCTTAGACAAAGTTACAGCAACTTTTGGTAAAGAGCTTTCTATTACAGAACTTCCAGATAAGTCCTCACCGTATAGAATTCGGTTTGGAGAACTTCTTGGTATAAATGATCTTAATTTAGCTCCCCGTGGATTTTTAGAATACGCAGCAACAGACGCGTCAACCACCGTAGCTCTTTATAAATTAATGAATCAAAAAGCTTTAACTCTTAGCAAAGAGTTTGGTGTAACAGAAGAAATAGTAAACACCTATGGGCCTCTTTCGCACTTCTTACAAGTTAAGGCTGCTATAGCTCTTTATCAAATTTCTCTTAATGGAATTCCTTTTGACAAAACTACAGCTCAAAACATTGAAGAAAATCTAAGAAAAAGTTTACTCTCCGACATTTCTTGGATGGATGAAAATTATCCAGGTCTTTTTAAAAGACAAAAAAAAGGAGAACAAAACTTTATTGTTGCATCAAAATCGCAGTTGCCTGCAATGAATACTAATATGCTGCGTAAAGAGCTAGATAAAATTTGCGAAGAGTTAGACATTGTAACCCCAAAGTCTGACGGCAAAAATCCCGAACTAATCACAGTCAAAGGTGCTGCATGGCAAGAGTTTAGGGAACAAGATTTATTAATAGACAAGTTTGTACACTTTAAAGAAAAATCAAGAATCATTGCATTCTTTGATATGTTTAAAAACGAAGACATTAAAGACAATCGCATTCGTTCTCGTTACGGAATTCTTACTAGAACTGGAAGAACTTCTTCTTCGGATGTTAATTTACAAAACATTCCTAACAAATATGAATTCAAAACAATATTCAAACCCACTTCAAAATACCTAGTTACTATAGATTACAGTGCAATTGAATTAAGAACCTTAGCTTACATATGTGAGACTATGTATGGTCATTCAGTTATGGGAGAAAAAATTAGAGCCGGAGTTGATTTACATTCTTACACGGCAGCAAGCATTAACAGCATTCCTTACGAAGACTTTATAAACAACAGCTCAGACAAGAAATACAAAAAACTTAGGCAAGAAGCAAAAGCTGCAAACTTTGGATTCCCCGGTGGTTTAGGTATTGATACTTTTATTGTTTACGCTGAAACAAAATACGGAGTAGTTTTTACTAAAGATCAAGCGGTTAAGTTTAGAAACAATTTCTTAAAGAATGTTTTCCCCGAAATAGGTAGATACCTTCAAGAAGATTTGCTTACAGACTTAAGTCAAAACTTAGCTGTACCTTTTGAAACTTGTGCTAAAGTAATAGCTCAAATTTCTATTACCCCTAAACTTGCAGCTAGCACTATTGCTTCTGTTCTTAAAAACCCAGGCACAGCCAGTGCAGGCAATCGCAATAAAGTTCATGCTGTATTAGAACAGCTTTTGTTTTGTTCGTTAAATCCTCCTGCAAAAATAAAACAATTAATTAAAGAAGATAAACTTAACCCTGAGCTATACGATTTACTGTTTTGTAAAAACGCAATAACAGCAACAGGAAGAATTCGTTCAGGTTGTGCCTACACTCAATCTAAAAATACACCATTCCAAGGCCTTGCTTCTGACGGAGCTAAACTAGCTTTATACAAACTAATTAAAAACGGTTATAAAGTTTGTGCTTTTGTCCATGACGAAGTAGTTGCAGAAGTTAATTCTCAAGAAGAAGCTTATGCAATAAAGAAAATTATGGAAGAAGAAATGTCTGTTGTTATGAATAACACTATGCCTGTTGAATGCTCTTTAAAGCTTTCTACTTGCTGGGAAAAATAACAATTTGTTATTGACTTATTCCTACCTTATTCTTACCATCTACATAGATGGATCTACTACCCTTGAATGGAATCTGTTACGCAGGGGAAACTAAAGCTATAACATCTCGCGGTGCTATAGCTTTAGAGCTATTGACTGGAAAAAACAAACTTGAATTCTTAACACCTTGGGGTTTAAAGCCGGGCAAAGTAATAGCTAAAGGGCCACAACGATGCAAGACTCTTGTTTTAAGAAGAGCTGGTTGTCATTCACAATACAATCCATTTAGACCCGTCATTCGTGCTGCTCCTGTTTCTCACGACTTTAATGAATCAGATGAAATACAAACTTCTTGCAATTTATACAAAGAAGATTTTGATCACGGTTTTGTTCACGGAATGACTTTTCGCTATGGGATTCAATACGAACCTCATAACGAACATGCAAACATTCGAAAGTTTAGTTTTGGTTATAAGGTAAAGCAAAAACATATTCTTACACTTCTTCCTTTTCTTAATGCTAGACAAGGAAGAGAATGCGTTATTGATAGTCACTCTTCAACTGAAGTTTTTTTTAGAACAAGCTTTGATGCAAAACATTTTCCAAATGAATTTAATCACGAAGGTTATCACTCAGGTTTTATTCATGGATTCTTTTCTTTACCTTCTAAAGTTTGTTACCCCTCTAGTCGGTTTAGATTATATTTTTACGATTCCCTAGATCACAAACTTAGTGATTACATTTTAGGTCATGCTTTATTTGCAGGTTGGCTTATCAACCCTGTGTTTAACCACGAGCGTTACCAAGTATTGTTTGATGTAATATTTGACAAAAGTTTTATTGTACACAAAACAGAAATTGAAACAAAAATAGTTGAAACCTTTTGTCCTCTTATTGAAGACTTTCCTAAATTTATTGTGTATCCCGGCTTTCAAATGCCTTGCAATACCCCTGCAAAAATTTTAAACAAAAATTGTATAAGCTTTTGCGTTAGTAAAGAAACTTTAATCCACACTACTGAAGGCCCGCAGTATGTAAAAAATCTTTTTCAAAAAAAATTCAAAGGCATCTCTCAAGCACTTGATCGCTATCCTACTAAAAAACAAGGCTTTGTATCTTTAGGCGAAAAACAACTTTTTGAAATTACCACTGAAGAAGGTTTTGATTTAAAAGCTACAAGTGATCAAGAATTTAGAACTGCGTTTGATCCTCGTATGCCTTTATTTTCTATTAGTCATTGGATTAAATTATCTGATTTAAAAGTTGGTGACAAAATCCAACTGTCTACTCATCTGCCACATTCATGGTCTGGCCCTTCTACTTTTTCCCACGGTTGGATATTGACTGCTTTAATGTTTCAAGGAAGCCTTAATCCAATAAACGGATCAGACCTTACCGGAACAGGAACGCTACATTTTAAAGATTATGATCCCGAATTTTTTTTACCTTTGGCTAGAAAGATTGCAACTTACAGTCTGCCTTACAGAAGCACCCATGAAAACTCACGCATTGTTAGCTTAATAACTGATGGTTCTTTTTATTCTGTAGCTAAAAAATTTGGATTATCCCTTAACCCTTTTTACATCTCTGACGAAATTGAATTTACTTCTAACGATTTTTACAAAGGGTTCTTACAAGGGATAATGGATTTTGCTTCTGAAACAGAAAACAGTAAAGAGATAAAAATAGCATACCCTAAATTTACTATTAAAAATTACAAAGCCATACAAAGAATGTTTTTAAGAATAGGAATTATGACGGTTCTAAAAAAGAACTTTCTTGCTATGGACGAAGAAAATTTTACAAACTTTTTATCTCAAACAGGATTTACACACCCAAATAAAACAAAACAATTCAAACATTTAATACCAAGCTGGGATTACCAATTCCCCGGTGTTCACACAGTAAAGATAAAAACAATTACCCCAGCAGGTAAAGAAAAAGTGTACTCTTCTTACCTACCTACCTTTGACGGAAATGGATTTCTTCTTAAAGGATTAACATGACCAAGACTTTGTTTGCGGGAATTGACCCAGGTCTTAACGGAGCTTTAGTAATTATTGATGCAAGTACAGACAAGATTGTATTTGCAAACCCTTTACCCCTAATTGATAGTCCAGAAAAAGGACGCAAGGATATAGATTGTTTTGCTTTAAATATGTATTTAGAAATTTTTAAAAAAGATATTCACACCTTAGCTTTAGAGAAAGTTCACTCGCGTCCAATGCAAGGTGTAGTTAGTACATTTACTTTTGGAAGAGTATACGGAAAGATTATGGCTTGCTTAGAGTTATTAGGCCTTTCAACAATACTTGTACCCCCTTCTGTATGGACAAAAGCTTTGTTGCCTGAAGGCATTAAAGACAAAAAAGGCTCTATTGAATTCTTCAAATCTCGCTGGGAGGAAAAGCTTTTATTCCCCGGCAAACGAAAACTCCCTCACGATGGTATAGCAGACGCTGGGTGTCTGGCGGAATATGCAAAGATAGATTACTATTCCTCCCCTGCTTTTAATCCTTAAAGGAAACTACCTATGAGCGAAATAGTTGACATGGAGTTTACGGAAGCCACAGATAAGATTTCAAGACTTTACCCGCCTGCTTTAGCAAGGTTTAAAGCGGGGTTGGAAAAAGCTGGATTCACACCTACGGAATCTTTTCAGCTTGTAGCTATTTATTTAAAGCTTTTAGTAAGCCTTGTTTTTGAACAAGACGAATGCAGTGTTGATGAAGAAGATGATGAGGATGATGAAAAAGAAGAAAGGGGATTTGATTTATGAACCAGACCGACTTTCTTTATATTTTAAATCAACTCAAGTTATTTCATTGGAACACTAAATCTTTTGCAGCCCATAAAGCTTTTGGAAAAGCCTATGAGTTACTTGACGATTTAATAGATGAATTTGTAGAAATGTGGCAGGGTGAATACGGGATTATGAACACAGGGTTTTTATCAGATAACGTATTAAATAAAAATACCCCTGACGGCATTTCTAGATTCTTTAATGATACCCAAGATTTTTTATTAATTACTATCCCCCAGCATATTAACTCAGATACCGATAAGGATCTGTTAAACAAAAGAGATGAGATACTGGGATGTCTTTCGAGATTAAAATACCTCTTAACTTTAAGTTAAGGAATACCGTGGAAGATCCTACTTCGCTAGGTAGATATTTAGGTGATGAGTATTTTTCCTTTTTTGTAGATGAAGGAAACATACTTGATGTTTATTCTTTAGAAAAAAATTCAAGAGCTAAAGACATTTGGACATTAGCTGAACTTAAAAAACTAATGAATTTTACTTCAGTTAATTTATTAATTGTATATCGACATTCCTTTCCCGCAGCTTATCTAGCTTACACAATTAGGCGAAACCGTATTAGTTTATGGAATGTTACAGTACAAGATTCCTTTAGGCTTCAAGGCTTAGGTTCGGGTGTTATACGGTGGATGGCTAAAGAATATCCTAGTTATGATGTAGCGACTACTTTGCGAGAGACTGATTTAGAATCACAAATATTTTTAAGACAAACAGGGTTTATGTGTACAAAGACAGTTAAAGAAGCCTTTGCAAACCCTGAAGAAGATGGTTATTTTTTTGCTCGATTAGCAGAAGCGTATCGGTAACCCCTTGAGTAAATTAGGAATTTGCCCTACTCTACCCTGCCCCTATTCTAAACCCCTTTAACGGGAACTCCCCTTCTCAAAGAGAAGAGAGGGAAAAGGGAGAGGTACATTAAAAATGGATTTAGAAATACCAACACCGGGTCAAGTAGAAGAAGCACAAAAAAGAATGCAGATAATGAACCTCCGCATTTCCGGTTGGTCTATGCCTGAGATTTCAAACTTACTTCAAATACCAGAAAAAGAAACATACAGCATTGTCTTACAACAACTTCAAGAATGGACAACTCTCACTCGCGAACAAACAGAAGAAATGCGAACTTTAGAATTAGAAAGACTAGACGCTTTCCTTAAGAGCTTGTGGCCTAAAGTAATTAGCGGTAGCCCTAAAGCTATTGAAGTAGCCCTCAAAATTACAGAACGAAGAGCCAAGCTTTCCGGCTTAGATGCCCCAGAGAAATCCCAGATCCAAGTAGAGTCTACCGTTCACCAGCTTAATCATGCAGAGCTTCTTGCTGAATACTCTCGTCTTGGACTAAACCCTTCTCCGCCAAAAATGCTTGATATGCTTCCTGGCGAAAACTCTCCGGTAACATTTGATGGACAATGACTTATCCACTTCAGAGATGAAGCGAAAGCTGCAATCCGTATACCTTCTTGCCGAAGCAGCCTCTTGTCAATCGTTTCAAAACTACATGAACCATATAGTTATTGATTCTAAACCAGACTCAAAACCTTTTAGGTCTGTAGCAGAACCTTGGCAATGGACTCTTTATAGTCGCCTTGCTCCTATGTTTGAAAAAACAGCAGGTGTAAACCAAGACTACAAAGGCCCTATGTCTTCTGCTATCGTCCTACCTAAAGGCCACAACAAGACTGGTATGCTTGGTTCAATTGTAACTTGGTCGCTTGCGTTTTCTCAACGACAGATTCTTGGCTACGCTTTTGCAGCAGATCGTGATCAAGCAGCCCTTATTCGTTCAAGTGCTGAAAGAGAATTAGAACTAAACCCTTGGCTTCAGAAGCATGTTGAGATTCAAAACTATAGGCTTTACGGTAAGCACTCATCTTGTTTTGAAATCCTGTCGGCTGACGCGGCTTCTTCCCACGGTCTTCGACCTGATATATTAATCTGCGATGAAGTAACACACTGGCCAGAACGAGGTGCAGAACTCTTTCATTCTATCCTTACATCACGAACTAAAATCCCCAACTCAACTTTTCTTATTACTACTAACGCAGGCGTTTTAAATTCTTGGCAACACCATGCCTTAGAAAAATTTAAGACATCAAACAACTGGTGGATATACCAATCGCCCGGAAAACTTGCTTCGTGGATTAATAAAGAAGATCAAGATGATATGAGGAAGGTTCTTCCTCCTTCAGTAGCAGCCAGACTCTACGATAACAAATGGGTGTCTTCTTCTATAGCAGGTGAGTTTGCAACTCAAGAAGAAGTAGAGCGATGTATTGATTTTGATTTGACTTTACAACCAAAAGGAAACCCTGACTCCTCTTACATTGGAACAATAGATTACGGTGCAACAAGAGATAGAACAGTCTTGTGTATTATGCACAAAGATCCTTTAACCGAACATATGATTGTAGACCGAATGGATGTGCTTCAAGGCTCAAGAGAAAACCCTGTTCGAGTTTCTCAAATAGAAGAATGGATTGACACCTACAGAACACTCTTTGATTTTTCATCAATAGTAATTGACCCGTGGAATCTTGAAGGCTTATATCAAAAGTTTCGAGATTACCTTCCTATGGAGAAATTTGAATTCAGGTCAGGAAAAGGTAACCAAGAATTATGTGTGGCTCTTCGAAACGCAATAGTTCAATCAACTGTAAAGTGGTACAGAGGTTGCGGTTTAGTTCTTTTAGAAAACGGAGAAGAAGATACTCTTGAAAAAGAAATATTAAACTTAGTTATTCGTCAGTCCTCAAATGGAATTCGTTTTGATCACATGGGTAAACACCATGACGATAGAGCCTTTGCTCTTTCTATGGGAGTATTAAAATTAATACGAAGCTCAGGGAAAAAAGAATTTCAATTTGGAACTGACGATAACGACGGATGGTTTTAAACAACAACTGTACTGGGGAAAAACAAACTAACGATTAACCCAAAACGGAAAGAACACACCTAAGAACACAGCACAAATTAACCAGATTATAGGCAAAACAAGTTTTATAAAAACATAAAGCATTGCTAAAAGAGCACCAATAATTACTGCGTAAAAAAGTACAACACTAAGAAGGGCAATAAACCCTACTATATAACCACCAGCTTTTTTCATTTTATTCCTCCGGGAAATCCAACACCTGTTTTTTGTTTAGGTGGCAAAGGTATATTCTTTCCTTGAAAGAAATTGTTTTCCAAACCTCTAGAAAATCTAGACTTTTCTTCTGGTGTCAACTTAGGAATAACTTCTTTAGCCATTCCTATAAGTTTTATTTGTTCTCTCTTATTGACCCATATACCAGAGACATCTAATCCGTTACCCATATCAATCGATCTTTTATTTCCAGAAACTTTTATAGTATAACCCACTGGTGCAATCAAACCTAAATCGTCCACACTAATTAAAATTGTAGTATCCCAGCGAGGCTTAGTTGGATCTTCCATCAAGGCCAACACTCTATAAGATCCGGCAACAGGTTTTGGCTGATTTAACATTCTGTAAGCTCGCACATCAATCATTACTTCCTCAAGCTCTTGAAAACCTAAGACCAAAAATAAAATCATACTCATAACAAACACCTTTTTTAAAATTAGATTGGTTCAACATTTAAAACTTTTTGTTGATACAAAGAAGAAACCATTCCGCTATCTTTTACAGAATTAGAATAAGTAAAAGTATTGTGAGCAAGCTCTTGTGCAGAGTCCTCGTTATCTGCATCAACTAAAATTTGTTTTGTGATAGTTCCACTAACAGTAACGCAATATCTTTGTGTCATAACACTTCCTTAAATTAGGTTTTATGGAAACAATACCACGGCTATAAAAATAACTTTTATATGCACATGCCTTGATTGTTACACATAATCAGGAACTAAAAACATGGCTAAGAAAAAGACCAACACTCAAGCTTCTTTTACAGAAACCGTTTTTCACTTCAAGCCAGCAAACCCAACACAAATTAAAGTGTCAAAGGATTATCCTACTCACGATCTTATTTTTCTTACTGGGCCTGCCGGTACAGGCAAAACTCATTGTGCTCTTGCTTGTGCTCTTCAAGAACTTTTAGCAGGCAACAAAAAACAAATCTTAGTAGTCCGACCTATTGTAGAAGTAGGGGATACCTTAGGTTTTCTTCCTGGCTCCGTAGATGAAAAGATAAGCCCTTACTTTGATCCGATCCGAAGACTGATCAAACGCTTGACCTACAAACTCCCCGAAGAAGCTGTGTTGTTTCAACCTCTTTCTTATATGCGTGGCGATACCTTTGAAGACTGTGTGCTCTTCTTAGATGAAGCTCAGAACGCAACTTACTCACAACTTAAAATGTTCTTGACCCGCGTAGGTAACAACAGCAAAGTTCTTATCTCCTGTGATCCAGAACAGACTGATGTAAAACCTCACAACCCCGATAAGTTTTCCTGTGACATACTTAGTGTAATGAAACGCTTGTCGTCCCTTACTACGGCTTGTACTCATGTCTTCAAAGAAGAAGAATCTCTTCGCCACCCTTTAGTTCGGGAGGTATTAAAGAGATTATGAAACCACCTATCGAAGAAACTGTGGGGATTATATTTGTATTAGTCGGAGGATTTTTAGGGATGTGCAGTATACCTTTAGGTTTAACACACCCAGGAAGAACCTACGGTACAGAATGTATAGGTTTGTTTTTGTTTGCCTACGGATTGTATCTTTTATGGAGAGGCTAGATTTTATGAACAACAAAAAATCTTCTTACGGTGGAGAACCTGTTTGGTTTTTATGTGAAGTTTCTGAAAATTGGTACTGTGCTATTCACGATAAGCCTGTTGAAAAGTGTTCATGCCCCGACATAGAAGATTGGCCCTTTGACCCTCGGACTGGAAATCCTATATCTCCGCCAGAGAGAGGTATAGCTCTTTAACTTATCCATATTAAAGGCAGACAAACATATGCGATACTTACTCTGCTTTTTATGTGGTGCTTTATGGACAATGTTCTTAACTCTAGAAAAGCATTTTATATTCAACAACAAGATAGTATACGCTTCCCTGTGCGGCTTTATTATTGCCGTGTTATCTGTATTCTTATTTAAGTATTACAGTAAACAAGATGATATCTTTGAAGTCATAGCCTATGCAACTGGTGCAGCTACCGCAACCTTCTTGGTTCTTACTTTAATGCAAAGCCGTATACCAAAGTAATCGTGTAGCAAACCCTTGTAAAAATAAGCTTTGGTTACTTTAATACAAATCTTAATGCCAAGGAGCACGACCATTTATTCTGTAATAAAGTCCTAAGAACAAAACAAACACTACAATTCCAACAATGAAAATCATTAATACACGGATACACAATCCTATCAACCTACCTATATTTTGTGATTCTGAGTTTTTAACAACATTTGTTCTCGAGTTGTTAGCTTGAGTAAGCATGACTGCGTATATAAGATGAAGTGGTATAGTAATAAACAAGCCAAAGAACCCGCACAAAAAAGCCAAAATATGAAGTACAACAAAAATAAAATGTCCCACTAGTATATCCTTTTAATATTGTATCTAAATAAATAAACCTCAAGGTTGCCCCCCTGAGGTTTATTACTGCCGGAGGACGTTCAATCTTCAAGCAGCAATATGACTATACTTCATCTTAAATAGGAATCAATCAGTAATACCAAATTATATTATTACTTTTTAAATTTGTAATTAGCAACTGCGATGCACAATGCAAACTTAATAGCTAAGGTTTTGTTAGGTAAGCTGTACTTTTCCATAAGTTGTTTGATCAATTCGTTGTCACCTTCTGTTAGTCTGAATGACTGTCTAGGGGTATTACCCTTGGGTTTTGGTTTTGGTTTGGGTTTTGGTTTCATAATTTTTTGGATTCCTTAAAACCTTTTAATACTACTTGTTAAATTAAAGCATATTTTTTTGTATAAGTTTAAATGCCTTAGGTTTGAATAAAACTTTTTGAAGATGTTTAGTACAAACTAAAACAATCTTATTATTTAAATCTATATTTAAATCTACTCCCCGTAAACCTTGTAAGGTAGCTAAATAATTATGAGTTCCCTCAATAATATTTTCCTTAACGACTTCACCTTTTTCATTTTTTTGATCTGCCATTTTTTTATAAACACCTCCTGTCCAATGCAACTTTACTAATTCTCCTTGCCCTGCACTAGCAGCTAACTCAGGGTTTTCAAAACTCATCTCAATACCCTTTTCCCAGCAGTAGATTAACCCTGAATCTTCCCCTGTCCATGATTCTTCCCATGTTAAATCTTTTCGGATTGGAGTATCAATAGAACGAAAAATAACATTGCTCATTTTAGTCCACCTTAATGCCAAGAGTTTTCCAGAAAACATTTTCATGCAGGATTCTTACACCGTATATTTTAGCTTTCTTCGCTTTGCCGGAAAGCGTATTAGGGTCAGCAACCACCAAGATTTCTAGCTCTTTAGTAACTCTTTCTAATACTTCTAGCCCTGCTTCGATAGATAACTCCTGTGCTTTTTTTCTGCTGATAGGAACTCCATCGATAGAGCAAAACAATTCACCAGTAAAACAAACCTTCTTACCTTTAAAGTCTTCAATAGATTTTGAAGGAAGGTTATCTTTTTTCATAGGAGAAACTTTGTTTTTATTAATAATATTTATAACATCGACTTCTTTTTTGCCTAGCAAGGTTGCAACCATTAATAAGTCTTGCATTTCAAAGTCAGATATGATTCCATCTTCCATTGCAATTGTTACAATTTTTATTAAATAGTTTTCGTGTATATCTAATATTTGTTTTCCCGATAAGCCCCATTCAATAGCTGTTTCAAACAAAGCTTTTGCTTCGGCCTCATCTACAATACGATCCTCCAAAGCACGATCAAGCATATCAATGTAATTAATTTGGGCTTCTGTAAACTTTAAATCAGAAGCATTTTCGTGAGTACGCTTTAAAAGCTTTTCCAAGTACGGTGGTGGTTCGCTCTTTTTAAACTCAGCTTCTTGTCGTGTAAGAAGAACAGCATTTGTTTTTGTAACGGTAGGCCAGTCAATAGGTTTTGAAGATAACAACTCATCTAGTTCTTCTTCATTACCTGGCAGTGAAAGAGTAAAAAGTTTAGCTGTAAACCTTGCATCAACTAAAGCCTCATGTTGTACATCGCCAACATCAACACCAAACCTTTCGCAACAATCAAAAAGCTTACCCCCTCCTGAGAGGTACATGGTGCATAAGCTAAAGTATTCTGGAAGCTCAACCTCAATCCTTTCAAACTCATGTCTTAAAAAGCCTTTATCAAACCTAACATTATGCCCAACAATAGCAACACACCCCTGCAATGCTTCAAGTATATGTCCGGCAATGTCTTCAAACTTAGGAGCATTGATAATATCAGAAGCGTATATATTGTGAATTTTTGTAGGCCCTACATCACGGTTTGGGTTTACTAAAGAAACAAATTCTTTTTCAACAACACCGTTTGAGCCAATAACTACTATAGCAATTTCAACTATTCGATTGCCACCCTTAGGATGCAACCCTGTTGTTTCAACATCAAGCACTGCTACTGAACCGTGGGCGATGGACGAAGACATAGACACTCCATTAAAAGAGTTTGAATCTACAAGACTTATCCAGACTATCACAGTTCAATCTGATTGCAAGCATAGCAGCAGATTACCCAAACCACCAACTACTAATTTATAAAGATGTTAGTAATAGATTAGTTTATCGCATGGCAAACCCCTATAGAAATAGGCTTTGCTTGATGATCACGAAACAGATTTCGGGATCATGGGTAAAAGGAAACGCAAGCCTTGCACAAATATCCCCCGTTATCGTCGCCACCATACTTTGATTCATTTGGCATAACTTCCCTTTCGTCTACTAAAGCATTGCATTTGTAACAATCAACAGACTTATTTATAAAGCGTTGATGTGCATAGTCTTCTTTAACACTACCGCAAACAAGGCATATGTTATCTTCACAATCCGGTGTACTTGTTTCGCATGGCTCGCAGATACTCCACTCGTCTATACCAATCTCTTCAGCGTATTTATAAACATCAGAAGCTCCCCCGTCCTCGTAGAGCTTTAATGCTTTCTCATATTGTTTATCTGTTGCTTTCATCTTGCACCGTCTTCCTACACCATTCCATCCAACCTAGTAGCACAACTTTTGCTTCGTACTCTTCTAGGTCAAACTTGTTTTGTAAATAACTAGAAGCTCCCCACATATTTATTTCTCCGCTATCTCTAAGTTCTAAAAGATATGCGTACATTTTTTTTTGTTTCTTCATTCATAAGTAAACCTTCTTTGTTTGTCAGAAATATGTATTTGTTTTTCTTACACTTTTAAATGTAATATTAAAGCCGATGCCGGATCTCAAGGGAGCAATCCACATCGAAAAAGAACTGTCCGCTTCTTAGCATCGGCTTTATTTCTTGAAAACTATTTTGTTATGTAGGGTGATTTATGTATTAATTCATTGTTGTAAAGTCGCCAACGCTCTGCGAGGGGTATCATCATTTTACAAAATCTATAAAGGCTTCGGTAGTGTTTTCCTTTATTTATATTTGTAGTTCTTAAGATTTCAAAAGGCTTTACTAAATCTTTTTCTGCAAAGGTTATAAAGTTTTCGTACTTAAAAGAAAGTAAGTACAACTGATATTCTACTTTGTTTATCCATGCTTGATTAGTTACAGCACTATTACATAGGGGTGACCAAACCTCTTCTGGGTAACTACATAAACTATAAGGTTCAAGCTTTTCTTCTGGATGAACTATTCCGTGTTTAGGACTAATGAAATACCAATCGCAATTGTAATAGTAATTAACAAGTGTTTTAACTTCAGTGTATGCAGTGCTTTTGTAAAACTTATAAGCTTCTGTTTTGAAGGAAGCCTGTGAACCTTTGAATCCTATAATAGCTACAAGATGTTTTTTATTCATCACCATGTACCTTTATAAGTAACACCAAGATTAACTTTGTTTATTACCTCAGGATTGTGGGGATACACTTCAGTGTTAATATTAGACTCCACGGTTTTAGTACACCCACAACAAACTAATACAATCAAGCAATAAAATTTAATCATAATTAGTCTCACCATTTTTCTGGAGAATCGTAATGAAGATCTGCTTTTGTTTTATCTAAGATGCAAGTCTTTATTTTTACCTTATAATCAAACCAGCCATTACCTTCGTTAACACCTAATAAGAATGCTTCAACTTCTCCTTTAGTTTTAAATTCATATTCTTCCACTGTGCATTGATTAATATCTAAAGATTCTCCCCACTTAACTTTTACAAAAATCCTTATTGTTGATTTAGATTTTTTTACACCCATTGTTTCTCCTTAAGGAAATATTTTTAATCCTTCCAAATCATAAGAAACAAAATAACTTTTTGATATGAAACCTGCATTGGGTATGAAGTCATTCTTAATAGACACCCAAAGGTTAATGCGATACCTGTTATGATAAACTAATATCACATCTTCCTTAATTAGATCTCTAGGTTTATCTACCTGCTTATATAGTTCATACAACAGGGTAGACGCGTCAGGAGTTATAATTTTTTCAGATGCTTTTGTTTTTGTTTTAGTTTGTTTTTCAGCAGAAGCCATAACGACTCCCTTCTTAGTTAAAAAGTATTTGGAAACTAAGATAAATTCTTAGAGGAAGATAAACGAAATAAGTAATTACTTAAACCTTAATCGTACATGTGTTCTACAAGCTGATCGGCAAAGTCATCAAGACCTTCGTCATGGGCCATTGCTATTTGATCTGCAACATAGACTGGGTTTAATCCGGTAGCATCCACAATAAGTTTACCTAGACTAGCAACAGTATTGTCTTCTAGTTTATGACGATCTAACATTACTAGCTTTACAATAGCTTCAAGCATAGGAATAGCTTGAGCTTTAATAGCTTGATGCTCCCAGCTTTTATCCCCATGCTTAGTAAAGTCTTCTAAAAATTTACTGAACTTTAAATAAGTCATCATGTATTACCCTTTCTTTAGCTTAAGTATTGATCGAAGAGTATAGGATCATTAGGAAGAGATAATACTTTTCTTACCCTCCATTCACCGCAGCTTAATGCTAAACCAAAAGAGTCTGCTATTTTAAAAGCGTCAAGCTCGCTTTCTGCAATTACATCTTGTGTATTAAAGTTCTCTCTATCGAGTGATCTAACACAGCATCAAGCAAATAAATTTTCATTCCTCTTTATTCCCATGATTCTCCCGTAGCTTTTTCCCACAAAGCTTTACCTTCTTTTACAGCTTTAATAGCAAAATGATTTGAACTTCCGTCATCTAATAACCCTACTAAAGCTGCAACCATTTTTAATAGTTCTGGTGCGGTTGCAATAAGCTTTGCATTAGCATTAGAGTTTGAGCTACCCTTTGTTATGGCAGCAATAATTTGACCGTGATATTCGTTTGGTCTGTCAGTTTCTATTTCATAGACAGAGTCAGGAGCGTAATCACTTGGTTTCCGTATTCGCCAAGGGGCAGATGAATGATTCATTATCTTTCTCCTGTTGCTTTGGCGATGGCGGTTTCGATTAAGTCCCCCGCACGACAATTAAGTGCCATGCTTAAGTAACGACACTTTTCAGTATCTGTACCTAACGACTTAATATGTTTGACAAACTCTTGGCAAGCCTCTAACAACTCTGGTGCTGCTGCTATAAGCTTTGCGTTAGCATCTATAACTTCTTGTTCTGTTTGTTTATTTGTTATGGAAGAATACAATCCGGGATAAAGGTTTGCGATGTCGCTATCGTCTGTACTAAGTATTGCTATCTCATCGTTGTCATCAGAAGTATAAATACCTATTTCATATAAGCCACCATCTTCTCCGTCATACAAAACATCTGCTTTCCAAGGGCCGGGTGAATGAGGCATTAGTCTTCTCCTTCAAATAGGTTTAGTTAATTAACATCACTCTGATGTTTTCTGTATAAGGCTCATTGGTTATTAGAAAACCATAAGGGTTATAGTCAGACACAGTTGAAGTATAAATTATAAGCCCATCCTCTTCCCAAATAGTCCACACTCTATTCGAGTTCTTTAAAGAGTTTATGTACTCCAACTCTTTCCCGTCAGGTTCAAAAAGGTATTCTGTATTTCCAACGGTACTCTTAAAATGATTCTCTACTAAAGTAAACTTTAAACAAAAATCCGTATGGCTTATAGTTTTGTAATACATAGTATCTATCAGTTCTTGGATTGGCATATCAACTTCTTTCGGTTTGAGATAATTCTTTTACCTTATCCTTAAGTTGTTCTGTCATCTGATCGATATAATTCACGGTAAAGAAAGGTGTTCTACCGCTAGCCTCAATTTGTTTGATCTCTTTTATTCTTACTTCTTTATAAGTATCTAAAGCATTAAGAATGTATTGCTTCTCATTACCCAAAAATAAATCTATAGGTTCTACATCTGTAAGCATGTCATCTCCTTTATGATTACCTAATAAAACTTCGTACTCTTCTGTGTAAGGTTCTGTTGTAACAAAGTAACCCAATCGATTTACAAAGTGCATCCCGGTAACAAAGTAAACATTGTCTTCAGCTTCAATAAAAGTCCACACTCTTTTACTGTTTGCAAGAGAAGCAATGTACTCTACTTCTTCACCATAAGTTTCGTACATGCAACCATCTAAACTTGCGTTAGGTTCTAAATGATTCTTGGTCATGGTAAACTTAGATTCAAATTCATCCTCGGTTATTTGAACTGGATCTCTAAAGAATTCCAAAGAGTCATCGTCTTCTAATAAAACTAAATCACTACCCTCTCTTATAAAAGTAAGGTGTGCATTTGTTTCTTCACCTTGATCTTCCTCCCACCAATTACTAAAAGGATCTTCCCCTGTGTGTTCATAATCAATTCTAAATATAGACATTGCTTCATTGGCTACAGTCTCTAAATCTTTTCCAGTAAGACATTCGGGGTCTATGTCTGCAGGAAAATTAACAGTTAGCCAATCTCTGTTAGTTTTTCTTAATGCTTCTTCTATATATTTATCTTCAAGATTTAATGTCCATTGTTTCATTATCGGCGTGATAGACACAACTTGCCTCCCTCTTTTACAAAGAATAATTCATACATATATATGTCCTCTTCTTCGTTTTCAGTCTCTCGTTCTTCCCACGATAACGAATGGTCTTCTGAGTAATCGACCCCTAACACATTGCAAACTCTCCGCGTCACTAACTCTAAGTCATTGCCTTCAAACTTTTCTGGATCGAGATCTTTAGGTAATCTAATATCTACCCAAGGTGGTTCGCTGTAGTAGTCAGATATCACGCAGTACCAACCTTGAAACTTAGTTGCTTCCTCGCTCATCTCTTATCCTCCAATCTGGATCGGTGTCATCATTTGGATTGTTAATATCTTCAAGCTTTGCTGAAACCAAAAACAGAATTCTCATGCGTTGTTCTTCTGTAAAAGGTTTTTGATCTAAACAGTCTTGAGCTATGTTGTGAAGTTCAGCAATGAAATCTTCAATGCTAAGACATATTAATTTAAATGTTGCATCTTCAAATGCCATTGCATCATCCCCTAAATAGGTAAGTCACTTGCGATAAGTTCTAAATGCTCTCTAGGTATTTCTGAAACTAAATCAAGCTTTGATATTGCCTGGATCATATGTCCGTTAGTTCCCGAAAGACTTCCTAAACAACCAACCAATTCTTCTACTGCGTCTTCATCATCTTGCACCCACAAAAAGTATTCGGGTATGCAATGATCAAAGCCGTAAACAATAGTCTTCTCACCTTTCTTTATTCTGTACTGTGACATGATCATCCTTCTTCTTGTTTTGTTTTTCGTAAGTGCTTGTAAAAAACTCATGAATCTTTTTAGCTTCAGCTACTAACTTTGCAGAAACTTCTGTGTGGTTTTTCATAGAGTGAGCAACGGCTTTGCCTAGCAAGTCTTTAGCCCACTCTACCTCTAACAAAGTCATTGGTATTTCAACCTTAGGCTTTGACATCAACAGCTTCTGCCTTTCTTATTCCAAACTTTTCTTCTAACTTAGAATCAATTACTGACCACCCTTTACTTATCATTGCTTCTATTAACTCTTCTTCGATCTCTGAAAGAAAATCAATGCAGTCAACTTCATTCATTTGAATATTAAGGTTTTGCTTTTGATTTAATTCTTCAATACTTTGTTCTACATCATTGACTGCCCAACTAACTCTTGAAAATACACTAGCCATTAAATGCACTCCTTTAACTGAGTTAGTATTTCTTTTGCTACTGGCGGACATACTGCATTACCTAGCATGTGTAACGCAAGGCTCTTGCTCTTAGGCAACAGATAGTCTTTAGGAAATCCCATAGCGTTTTTGTATTCACTCAAAGAAAGCATTCGCATCTTGTCGCCATTGATAAGAGCAAACTTTTCTTTGGTAGTAATCGTTCCGATAGGTTTGCTAATACTTCTTCCACCTCTCTCTGACCCGTAGTAAGCAATCAAGAAATCATTACCAAAATCTTTCTTACCATTAGTCCATTTTCGTTTAGTGCTCTCTGCCTTCTCTGAGACAGGCGACCATTTGTATTGCCCAGGTTCTATTAAGTTCTTAAAGGGAATAGGAGTTTTAAAAGGATTCACATTAACACTAAGAGGTTTTGTTTTAGATCCTGTTATGAACACTCTAACCCTAGACTGAGCAACACCAAAGTCTGCTGCGTTCAAAACATTAACAGCAACTTTATAACCTAAGCTCTCCATGCAACTCTTCCACTGAGGGTAAAGAGTCCATGTAATAAACTCAGTTACATTCTCAACTACAAAAGCCTTAGGCTCTGTAGCTTCAACGCAAGCCACTACTGCCCAAGCTGTACTTCGGGCTGAGTCATGTCGCGGTTTGTCTACTCCTCTTGCTTTACTATGTCCTTGGCAAGAAGGACTAGCTAATAAAACATCGTACTTAGGAAGCGTTGTGAAGTCTGCTTGTTGTAAGTCTTGACAACTATGGAAAGTCTTTGGGTGGTTGCACTCATGTACATGCACTGCATCCTTCCAATGGTTTGCTGCCCACACAACTTCACACCCTGCTTGAACTGCACCTGTGCTGAAGCCGCCAGCTCCGGCAAACATGTCTACTATTTTTAGCATCCACAGTACCCCTCGTTCCAATCACCATCTCTTCTAAAGCAATCGTCTTTACTGAACTTGCATCCGCACTCCCAACAGTTTTTTAGTTCCTCTTCTTTCGGTGCGGAAGGCTTGGAGATAGCTGCAATACTAAAAGCATCTTTGGTAAAGATTACCTTTCCTACTTGCACCTTCTTAGTAACACCTGCCTTGGTAGTTACTTCTACAACTTTTCCTTCTTCTAATCCCTCGCCCTTGATACCCCATTCACCGCTACGCAATTTACAATAAGTGGTCATACAACTTTCCTTAAAGAAGTTTAAAAACACATTAGATTAAATAAGAACTTTTATTTACGAAGTCTTGAATTTAGATTTTGATTATGCCTGTCGTGTACTTCTTTAATAGTAGAAGCAAATCCAGATCCAGAACCTGACTCTTCTCCTGAGTTGATAGTGTAATAACCAGACTCTGGCCCGCCAGAACCTGAGTTACTTCCAGAGACGGGATAAAAACCAAGCTCATTTGCATAACTTGTAGGTATATACTTTTGCTTGTTAAAGCCAAGCACAATTTCAGTAGGGCTTACAAGTGGTTGCAAGTTGCTAGGAAGACTTGATACTAATACGCATACATCTCTCTTCATATCTGGTGTCATAATAAACGGAGGATTAGACGGTTGAGTAATCTTAAATCCCATGATGTGGTATCCCCGAAAACGAAATGATAATACTAGAAGGAGTTATCTCTACAACCTCATATGAATTCTCAAACCTTTGACGGACATGACCAAACACTACTGCATTAGTAATGCCTTCTAACAAAGTCAATTGTTCATAGGTCAATTTAAAACTTCTGTCACAAGACATAGTTTCTTTATTTCCATAAAAGCGTTTGCGAACATCTGAATAAAACGCAGGTCTTAAACAAGTTTCAATATAAATTTCTTTGTAGTTGCCGTGTCGTTTATTAGTTTCTTTGTCGTGTGCATTAAGGCTAACCAGTAATTCCTGCACTGGCTTCCAGAACCACACAAGTTCTTTACAAGTATTTTCGTCTAAGGTTATTCTTGCTAGCTTAGTCTTTGATGGGTTTTTGAATTTGCGAACTCTTATGTTCGTTAAGTTTATCATTATTAAACTCCATTAAAATTTCCACAACTTCTTCAACAAGTTTCCAAGAAACAATTTTCCTTGCGTACTTAAGCTTCTTTACAAGGTCTTTAATCTTGTTGTCCATTTTTAATTCTCACATAATGATGGAACAGAAATCGAATCTTCGTGCTAATCTTTTCATCCCATATTTTTCTACATAAGCATCTCGCATATCAAAAGGATCTAAGAAGTTTTTACCTAGATCCTTACTCATTCTTTTGGCTATCTTTTCTATTAGCTGTTTAGCCCTGCGTTGACGGCATCTTTTAAGCACGATGACTCCTTCATCTTTTTTAAAATAGTTATAATCTTTTTGCCTTCAGAGCTATCTTCTCCTAACAGCATTAGGATTCTTAACCAATCACGAGAGGTAAGATTCAGCTCACAGCTTATAACATTCATGCTTAAACCTTTTGTAAGTTTGGGGCGGGAACTATAACACAGCCCTGTAGTAAACATAAGTACCTCCAAAAAGTTTTAAGTTAATCTTACCTCTTTAGTCCTAAAGTTATTGTTCCCATTGGTTTGAATAGTAAAGAATGTAAGGCGGGCCTTCGGGTATAGGAGACTTTATTATCTGAAGATAGAGCCAGCCAAACATTCCTCTCCAACCTTGAGCAAGCTTTTCCAACTTGCAAAGGGTCACCCATTTACCGTTCTCTGTGTTTAACATGCACAAAGTTGAAGAGTTCTTAAACAGAAACAGACGACAGGTTTTATTTACATTAGCCCAATAGAAATTGTCAGAAGCTTTACTACTCTTAAGCGAACAGATAGGCAATAGCCCACCAGACGCAAGCTCTCCGTGATCCTTAAAGTGTAGAATCATATTAGTCCTTTAATAGTTTTTGTTTGATAGCAACTGGCATACTCAGGTGACGCAATAATCTTGTACGCTTTAGCTGTAGTCTTATGCACTCTTGCAAGGTTAGACATACAAGCTTTAGCTTTAATTCTTTCTTGCTTTGATTGTTTAAGATTCCAATCAAGAAGCTTTTTATCTTTTGCTTGAGCTTTCTTATACCCAAAGGTGTAGTATCTAATCCATTCGTAGATAGCTTGAGCCAACTCTTTATCTTTGCTTACGACTTCCGGCTTCTTCTTTATCGAAGCCTTAAGATCTTTAAGCACTTGCTTAACAACCAAGACTTTCTTAAGCACTGGAAAATCTTTCAAGCATTGGTTAGCTTCCCAAGTCATCTTGTAATGTTCATTGACTAGCTCATCTCTATTCCATAAATACTTTTCCAAATCTCTTGGCGATCTCTCTACGGCTTCAAGACTTAGGTGATGCTCCCACCTGTCTTCAAAAGCTGTTACAAGTTTCTTAAGATTCCAGAACCATCTCACCTGGGCATTAAAAGTTTTTGGAACTTCAAAGGGAACAAACGAATCTACTTCCTCTTCTGATTTCCACGGCATGTTTCTTTCCCATTCATCAAGGGATTGAAAATGCTCAGGACTCTTTTCGCCTTCTTCACCCTTACGCTTAATCCAAGTTGGAATCCCGTGGCTTTCAAAAGGGATATGATAAGGAAGCCCGCTGGGTACAAAAGTATCTCTATCATAATAACCAAAGGTACAGAACGGTTTCCATTCAAGGTCTTTAGCTTCTTGAATATCAATCCGTTCCCATTGCTTTCTTATAGCTCTTGTACATTCTGGCTCAGACTTGTAAGTGGTAGGACAATAAACTCGACCTTCCCTTACGGCATATTCTCCGTCAGGTCTTACGGAAGTATACCTATTACTATCGGCAGTCTTGTTTAGATAAAGAAGTATAGAATCCCTTAGGGCATTCGTTCCGGGTATGGAAGATATTGCAGACTTCATACCCACACCAACACCAGTACCATCATAGACTAGGTACTCAAGGTAGCTTCTCTTCACCATATCAAAAGACATATCTGTAGTGGTGGCTCTTACGCTTCCACCTACGGGCAGTCTTTCAATAGCTTGTATTAGATTGATAGTAGGCCAGCCGTTATACAAACACTTAGGCTTACGTTTACCTTTAACAATCCTTTGAGTCCTAAAGCAATACTCAAGACCTTTATCTTTCCATCCCATGTAAGGCTCTGCGTCCTTAGGGTGAACAAAGTTTTGCAGTAGCAAAGACTCATAGCCTTTCTTATAAATAGCAATCAGTTCCTCACGAGAGAACCAGGACATCCCTTCCCAGTTGACCGCAGGGAAAAACTTATAAAGCTTTACCCTTTCTTTACTCTCTCTCGTAACAAAGTATTCTCCTTTAACCTTTGCGAGAAACTGATCGCTCTTCTCTAAGCTCACCGAGAACAAAGCTTTCTTATTAGGCCTTACAGAAATGAAAGCGTTGTTGCTTTTGTCAGGACTTAAGGCAACCCTAAAGCTATTGAAGATAGATTCTAGATCGGGGTGGAGCTTCAATACTTCGGGGGTAATAGTAGGGAACACCAAGACTCTAGCATCAAATTGAATAGCCATTACAGCCTCCTTAGTTGTAGTTAAATTTTCTTCCTTGATTCTCAGGCCACAGTTCGTGCTCTGATTTAAATGTGACTCCAAAACAATCGGCTAGCTGCCTTAGAATTGAATTAACATTGTTCATTCCGTAACGAACAAAGCAGCTTCCCTCTTTTCCTTTGCAGGGATACACCCAAAGGTATGCACCGTCTGCATCACGGATTGCAAACACCTCTAAATCTTTAAGCTCATCAGACACATAAACATCTAACCCTGCGGGAAGGTTTTCCCTTAAGGTCTTAAACGGAATGAGTGGGCGACACTCGTAGTAGGTACTCATGGAACTCTTCCTCTGATTTAAAACAGTTTGTTTTGTATCCTCCTGATCTAACTCCAATCGATCTTCTTGATCTTTACTAAACTCCCAAAGATGGAAGTCACGAACTTCTCGATTGAACTCAATTTCAAAAAGCATAAATCCCCCTTGGTCAAACAGGCTCATCTCCAACCCCATAACCCAACAGGCCTAAACCTCCCAACCTTGCAACAACCCTTTACAAACTCCCACTAAGCGGTTTCAAAAGTGGAATGTTCCATCGGTAGACTAGCGAACTTTTCAAAACACCTAACTCCTGTAAACCTTAGGTGCATAAATGGCAGAGTGTATTCCTCTAAGGGCCAGAGATACGAAAGCTTGTGTGAAGCTCCCCCCCAGCCCTGAGAGGTGTACAAAAAGTCATGGCGATAACTGGGCGGGATATCCGTACCCTTACCGCCATTACCAAACTGAAGAGGAATAACTTTTTACTTAAGGTCTAAAGAGAGTACATAAAAAGTGCTGGAATTTTGCAGTGACGGAGAGGGGTTAAAAGAATAATACTCAACGGCTTTTAAAACTTAAGCTCTTAAGTAAAAGCTTTGGCTTGCATAAGCAAGTTCGCGGTAGCGAAAAAAAAGAACCCTTACCCTTGGTAGGGGTAAAGGTTCTCTTAGTTTATTTCTTCTTAGACTTACTACTCTTAGGTGGAGTAGGGTTATCGGCATCGATAGCTGTAGCATCGGGGGTGTAAAGAATATAAGCTGGCGGGAACTTGCCAGGTTCTGCACCAGACTTTTCACACCTTGCTGCAATCTCTTCTTCAGAGCTTACAAACATGGTGGCTTGTCGAGGTACACCCTTGATCTTTAAGACACCTCTAAAGATAAAGTTCTCAAACAACTCAGCGTCAACTTTGACAGACACCTTGTCTTGTGTAGCTGGTGCTCTGAGTGTACCGATAACTTTATTGCACTGCTTGGCTTCAAGGTTAGGGGCATCACCTTGGAAGATTGTAAAGCTCGAACCATCTTCCGATGGCTTGGCTATCACGGTAACATCCTCTGTCTTACCAGAAGATAGTACATCCCCGCGAAGCCATAGAGCTGCAAGCCTTTCGCTCTTAGGTTTAGCTGCAGTTTTCATCTGTGCAAATCGTGCTTTAATATCCATAGTCGTTCTCCTTAAAGTAAAAGTTAGTTCAAAACAATTTGGTTAGGGTTAGTTACACGGATGCTTGGAGACTTCCCTTTATAGTTCTCAAGCATTCCATCTACAGTGATGGTCTTACCTTTCAAGGATCGGTAAGTTAAGTTTGGACAAGCCTTCCTATCGATAGAGATAGTTAAGTGTTTGTCTTTGTAGCTGCTAGTATCTTGAAGCAAAGTGTACTTGCTTGCAGAGTACCAAGGGGAATCTTTACCTCCCGCAACTACAAATTGAACCTTAGTGTGTTGACCCATGTCGGTACGCACTGCATCAGCAACGGTCTTGGCATGGGTATAGTAGTACCCGAATCCAAAAGCCATCATGCCAGCAGTCAACCCAGCGATGACACGCTTACGCATGTCAAGCTTAGTCCAAAACGATTGAACGGTTTTTAACACTGGGGTTGGTTTGATTTCTTTCTTCATTACTTCACCACTTTCTTTTTAGAGTTAGAGCTAGCAGTCTTCTTGGTAAGGAAAGTCCTTACAAGTTCTGCTGCCCATTGAAACACCAGCACAATTGCCGGTGTTACTTTGAAGCCGTTTTCGGTCTTCTCGAAAGAGCCAGGTAGCAAGCTAAGAATAAGATAGACATACATCGTCCTCGATCTCCTTAATGGTTTCGCGGGTGTTGTGACACCCAAATTTTTTCCTTCTTGCAAGGGCGTCTTCTAACTGAGTCTCAAAACTTCTGCGGTCAGCAGCGGTTCCTTGCCCAGCTAGTTCCATATGCAAGTGGATTTTTTTGCCTTTGCGAAACGCTCGCAGGGCTTGGTTAACGGATGCACTTTCTATCGTGCAAATAATTGTCTCTAAATTAGCCATGTGAAAACTCCTTTTGATTAGGTAGCGAACTGCTATCCCCATATCTCGACAGGCCGAATGGGAGAGATGATTCCACCCTGAGAAAAAGAAAATCCATAACCCCAATCCCCGGTAGGGGAGGAAAGAAGTTATGGATTAGATGCGGGAGGATACGGTACTATTTTTTTTCAGTAATGAACCTTGGGTTGTATCGGCATACGCTTAGAACTTGGATCGTTAGTCCAGTATAATTCCTTGCCTTTCTGATACACCCTTAGACCCCCTTCCCTTTCCTCTTTGTACCTGAGGGGATCAACCCCTGTGGTGGGTGGTTGATACTCTTTAAGTTCAGAGAAGTTGATTTGCTTCTCTTCACTCATCAAGTACCACGGAACCATGAACATAAAGATGGTAGAAAAACTGTAGACAAAAGTACGAAAGGCTTGCACCTTCCAAACTCTTCCTAAGTTTTTCTTCCACTCAGGAACTACAACAGGTTTAACCCTGCGTTTAGATTTAGTTTTCATAATGCGTTTACCAGTTTTCCTTTCTTATCTTTGGTGTAAACCTTTCCAGTCTCTTGGTGCATCCAAAATTCTGCACCTTTAAGTTGCATTTCTATGTAGTGCCTCGGACAATGCTTAAGGTCTTCCAACCTCAGCAACTCCATGTTCTCCATCAAAGGGTCTTTATCATAAGGCTTGATAACAACTTCAGGTGCAGGTGTAGGCAATGGCCCCATAGGTTTAGACCTAATCTCTTTATCTATGGTGTACATTGCGTACATAAACCCAGCGTTCACAAGCACAAGCCCGCAAACAAAAACAAAAAACCACTTTAAAAATTCTTTCATCTTGCGTTACTCCGTAAAAGGGTTTCTAAAAACTGAACAAAATTCTCACTTTCAAAAGTGAAAGTCACAGGTTCGCCTGTGTCAATGGTCACAAACCCCTTGGTCGGAGGTTTCACTGGTACAAATTTGTATTCAACGATAGGGTCTGTTGGAATGCAGACACCTTCTGGCAGCTCGTCTTCGTGTCTATCAAGCATGGTTCAATCTCCTTAAGAAAGATAATTGGATACGCACAATGCGAACCCCGCATCTCGACAGGAAGAGCCACCCAAAAAAGTTAAATCCTCTTAGTTACTTGGTTTGAAACCTCGCACCGCGGGCTTAAAAAAAAAGACCCCTTTGTCTGCCCCCACTTAGGAGCGACGAAGGAGCGGATATTTCAAAGTAAGCACGAAGTGCAACAGGATTACTAAGACCTCCACCCTGGTGAGGATGGAGGTAATAGGTTTTGCAGGCTACAGAGGGAAGAGTTCTTCTTCCTCTGCCACCACAACAGCTTTTGCTTTCTTCTTTGCTTTGGGCTTAGGAGTTTCAATCTCCTTTGCCTTTTCAGCAAACAACTTTGCCAACTCTTCTTTCAAGGCTTTCATGCCTTCAGAAAGCTTCATAAGCTCTGCAAGAATCTCAGGATTCTTTGTAGTCTTTGCCACATCTTTCAATGTGGTTACTCCTACTAAAGCTTTCAAGTTATTGCGGAGTCGTTCAAACAAAGCGGGGTGAGTCTTGTCAATAACTTTTACCAATGCTTTAAACTCTTCTTTATTATCTTGTGACCAATAAGGAAAAGACTTGCACACGGTATCAACATACTGTTCTGCTTTGGGGGTAAACCCCTTAGGAAACTCAGCCTTGGTCTTAAAAGTAGCCAAGAAGTTTAGACCCTTGATTGCGTTTTCGATTGAATACATGATGATCTCCTTGAATATGAAGTTAAAGGGAGCGAAATTGCTTCCCCGTATCTCATAAGGCCGATACATCTAAGACCTAACACGGATCTTTGGGCACAAATAATAACGCGTGAGCGAAGCTCACAACAAGTAAGTGGCTGTAGACGAGCTTGCGAGGCGGAAGTCCTACCGCTAATAGGGGGAGAGTGCCTGCCATAAGGGTAGCCAAGACAGGCAGAGAGGGTTATCTCTGCACAGGAATCATCTCTAGAGGAGAGATTCGTAGCACCCTCTCTTGCGAAAGGGCATTACGAATCCCTCCTAGCACAAAGACTAGGAGGAATACGGATGTTTACATCTGGTTTCTAACCTTACAGAAGGATTCGAACAGCCATTTGTGACTGATCAAGTTGCCTTTCTCAAGACCCTTGTGTATCTCAAGGTTCTTGATTGGCTTTGCGTAGTCAGGATTAGCTTGACTAAACAGTTGATGGAGAGCAACAAAGCAAAGAATCTGATCAAAAGTTTCTTTGGAGTAGTTCTTAGGGAACTTTTTCCATACATACTTTCTTTGTTCTAAGAGCAGAACTTTCTGCTTTCTTAGTACAAGATCAAACCCCATTGAAGAAAGTTTTGGCAGCTCTCCTTTAGGTGTCCAGCGAAACAGATTTACATCGTCATCGCTGTAACAGGAAGCCCACCTTGAGAAGGTAAGATTAATCCTGTCAACCATAGTAGAGTAAAAGCTTTCTCCGAAGTCTTTGCGGATCTTTGCAACAATCCTTTGTAGCTTAGGCAGCTTACGCTTCCAAGCTTCCAAACTTAACTCGTCAGCAACAGTATCAAACCAGTCTAGCTCTTTCTGAATCCGTTCAGAAGCGGCACGACATAGCTTGCTGTAGTCGCTATCAACTGTAAGGAATTTTACAGTCTTACGAGTTATCTTAATCAACTCCTTGAACTCTTCGTCATAGCTACCCGCTACTCCGAACACACTCAAGGCTAGCTTTCTGTCTAGCGTAATTGTCTTGTTCAGAAGATCGTAGTGCATCATCTTGACAATCTCTAGACACTTGTCTTCCAACCATTTGATAAGCACTGGATCGCAAGTCTGAGTTGCAAGATCAATACATTGCTCCATCGTTGGTAGAGGGCAGCGGTTAGCATAGCCTGTGTTCCAGCAGGCAATTATGTTTACTGCCCAACCAGGATTAGCAGAGACTTCCAACTTAGCCAAGAAGTGACTGAAGCCTCTAGATTCTTCTTTGGCCTTAACAGCCTTAGGAAGAGCAACAACTTCTTCATCAGAAGCAGATGCTTGAAGAGGCCTATCTGCTGGGAAGCTGCAAGGCTCAGACTTCCAATCGCCTTTCAACTGTGGAAGGTTATCTTCGAAAGCCTCAGCGATTGCATACTCATTCCTATCATTTGGTGTACGATAGATCAAAGCTACAATCCTTTCAGTAACCTTGTGCTTTCGGAAGATAAGAGCGAACTTATCATCCTGATCACAACCACCCCAATTGACAAGATTGTCTAGCCAATACTTGGTAGATACTACAAACATATCGTGGCTCTTGAGATAGACAACCTTGCCGTCATCAATACCTTTGCTGTATAGCTGAGGAGCTACATAGCGTACTGCTTCTAGACAAACGATCTGAGAGAAGTACGAGCCGGGTATTTCTACCCAAATTTCTTGCTCGTCAACATCTTCAGTCGCCATCCTACGCAACCAGTCCTTGCAACTTCCTTGATACAAAGCTGGCAACTCTGCCTGCGAACCACCGCACTCGTTCCAAGTAATGGAGCGAAGTCTTTCACCCGTCGAAAAGGAATCCTTGATCCGCTTCTCTACCTTGAGCATCTGAAGCTCGTGCTTAGATTCTTCCGGTGTCTTGCCAGACTTGATGTCTACAATACCTTTCTTGAGCGTAGAATTAAACCATGACCAGACCCTAGTCTTAAGACCAAAGAACCAGCCAAAGTTTCTAAGACACTGCTTGTTGGTATAAGCAGAAGGCTTTGCTCCCTGCGGATCGTAACCGAAGAAAGCTACATCACCTTTTACCACAACTTCATCTTTGATGTTCTTGCGATGAACATAGATGTTTGCTCCTTGTGGCAAAACTTTGTCTGTAACAATAGCCATAGCTTTGATCTGACCAAGACCAGGTATCCAACCTCTAAAGTTTAGAGTCTTGATATCCAAGATAGAATCATCTAGCTTGATCTGAGGGTTTGCTAAAGCCCACTGATTTCTCAAGATGAGCATGAACTCTCTTGAGATTGTGATAGTTCCATCACAAGGAATATCCAAGTCAGACGATTCTGCAATGAACAACTTGACTTCACTTGCAGGCAGACAAGCTGCTACTAGGAAGTTTCTTTCAGTCTGTGATCCGCGTTTCTCTACCTTGCCACCAGTGAAGTGGAAGATGTTGAGATTCTTGGCGGTACAGTCGAAGTCTACTTTACATCCGTCTACCACAGTAAAGGTGTTAAGAACACCTTTGGCCCAAGCAGAAGCAAGGACTTTCTGTTTTTCTAGCAAGTTAAAGAGACTAATAACAATCTGAGGATTGCTGTTAGAGATAAAAACATCTTGCTTTTTCAGCAAAGCACTAGCTTCTACCAAGCTAGTAGCCTTAGCATCTGTGCAAAGACTGTACTGTTTCCATCTTTTACCGGCTAGACTCCACTTAACCAAGTAAGGAAATCCACCTTCGTTGGGTACACTTGCAGAGGTGTACAACAATTCAACTGCAATTTTCCAGCAGTCTTCGTACTTGTTGACTTTAGAACGAAGAAAGTTCTTCAAGGAGATGCAACGCAAGCCTCGAGACTTATCTTTATTTGCAGCCTTTGGAATCAAAAATAGATACATGTGAAAAATCTCCTATATAAATGAAACAAGCCCCTGCTACACGCAGAGGCTTTAAGAATTAACAAACACATTTGTTTATTTTTCGATGTTGATTACTAGCTCATCGTTGTGCAAAACTCGAATTGTAGTTCTATCGATTGATACAATTGTGCTAGTGAACGAGTCTTTGCCGTTCACGCTAATTAAAACATCCCTTGCAGAGATGAAAGTTTCATCAGCACCAACAAAGAAAGAAACGATTGCAAAGATAAAATTAACCATAACTAAAACTCCTTAAACAAAAACAGCCACACTCAAAGCGAGCATGGCTAAACAAAGAACTCTTGAACAACATGAACAAGAGAATGATCTGCAAAGGACTCGAACCTTTGTGTCTGCCTGTCAGATCAAAATCCTACACATACAAACGAACCTTCTGAAGAAAGATCATTTGACCAAACCCTGATATCCCTTCATGTGAAGAGTAGGTAACGGTATTGATGGTTGGGAACAACATTTTGATATTGTTGTTCTTGATAGTTGCGTTTACTTGCGAAGGATAACAGCAGTGAACTTTAACTTCTTGCGTAGAAGTTAAAACCTTAATACTGATCAATTGTTGAACCAACTCATCCATTGAAACACATCCTTCATAAATCCCAAGCACCTTACCGTTTGAACATCCGTGAGTGCTAATGATGACTTCTTTTTCCATCGTTGCGAATACAGTTATGATTGGATAACCGTTTTGCTTTTTGCTGTGTTGATACATAGTCATAGCAACATTACATTCTTTTAGAAGCGTGTATCCACGACTAGCAAACAACATTGCAGTGCTCAAAGCAGCAACACACATCGCAGCACACAAGAAAAAGAAATTCCAACTTAAATCACCAACCATAGTGATAACGAAAGAAATCTTGATCAAGAAAATCATGTAAATGAAATTAGCCATAACGAAGCTCCTTAAACGAAAACAGCCACCTCAAAGTGAGATGGCTGAAAACTAGCAGTCTGTATAAGTCAACACACCACGGGGGGTGTCAAATCATATAAAGAAAGGTACATATATATGTACTGTACCCCTCTTTAACGGAGCTTGATTTTTAAAGTTCGCTAGCTTTTTGTGCCGGAGTTGTTTAACTCCATCCTTCTGATTTGTATTTGAGTTGCAATAGGAAGTTGATAATCTAATAATTCGTACTCAGTTTCGCTCCGATATGAAGTTGCGGTTGTACCCTTTCCGCCTTCGGAATAATATTTTAATTGAGCTTGTTGAAACTTTTCAATAGCTTTAATACTTTGAGGAGATCCATACTCTCGCATAGTTTTTATTATATCTAAAGTAACAGTAGGCCCAGTATAAAACTCCGGAAGCAAATCTCCGTCTTGTCTAAATTTTTCTATCTGACTTACATCGATCATTTGTCTTTGTAACACAGGATCAACGACATGAAATCCTTTACTCATATTTTCGTAAATTTTATTTTCTGCTTTATTTAAAGCCTCATGAGTTTTTGCTTTAGCTATTTTTTCAGAATAGCTTGCTCTTTTTTCTTCAAACTCGAAAGCATAGTTAGAAGAATCTTTTACATCGTCCTCATCAAATTGTCTTCGCAATTCATCAGCTTCTTTAGCTTCTAAAGCTTTCCTTCCTTTTATGTCGCCTTTAGCAACGGTTCTCCCTGCTTCTTTTGCATCTGTAATAAAAGCTACTCTACCTTTAACTTCTCTGTCTCTCGATAAACCTTCCTCTAACATTGATTCTGCAACAAACAAATTAAGTTTTTGTTTTTCAATTTCTTTTTGTTTAATCCTTGCCAAGCTACCACCTAAAGACTTTCGAGCTTTTGCGTAAATATCGATTTCTTTCCACACAAGCTTTCCATTCCTGTCGTAATCCATCATTAAACCCAACTTTGATCCTTTTCGCATTAATCGTTGTTCGCCAGTTAAGGGATCGACTATCCATTCTTTAGTTGTTCGTTTTGGCATATTTCTTAAGGTATCTTGCAATTTAGAAAACTTAACTCTATCGTGAGGACTCATACCTTGAATCAAACCCTTCAATATAGAATTTCTTCCCCCTAAACCAAAATCTTCCTCCCTGCGTTTTTTGCTGACCTCCGCTTCAACAGGATTTTTACCGCCTTTCTTATAAACTCTTTCGCCTCCAAAAGTATCTGAAGGTGCAAAACCCCCTCCTTCATTCATTCTTGGGGCTTTATATCTAATTACTTCTTTTTTCCTTTGCACCCCATCTCTTCCTACATAAAATTGTGTTAAGGTATAAAAAGGAGTATCTTCGCGAGAATCTTCTTCTGCTAAAACTTTTCTTTGATTTAAAGCATCAGCTATTAAGCCAGACTCTCTGGCGTATGTGTCAAAACTTTTAGCGTACATTTTAAACATAGTAGTAAAAGCTTTGTTTCCTTTTATCTGATCTTGAGATAAAGATTTACCAAATTTTGAAGTTACCGCAGTAGGGTTAGCTAAAATAGTAGCGTGAGTGTTTAAAATCCAATTCATTGCTTTGTTTTGTAAAGACCTCAACCTTAATGATGTTTTTGCTTGTGTATCAGATAAACGAAGATATTTATCTCGCACAGCAGTAATTGCAGTTATTCTTTTTTCTTGTGCGATAATTAAAGCTTGTAAAGATACAGGAAAATTACTGTAAAAGTTTTTTATTTGATCGTAAGTGTATGTTTTACCTGTAATTGCTTTGACTTGATTAATAATGTAAGTTTCTCTAGTTTTTAAAACTTGATCACCTTTTTGAATTTGGTTTTTCTTGTTTTCTATTTCTTGATAAAGTTTATTGTTTTCTCTTTTTGCTGTTGGATCACCTTCAAGCATGTAAGCATAAACCTCGTGCAAAGTTTTTCCAGAAAACCCGCCTGAAGTTATTATCCAATTACCGGGATCATTATTTGCGATATTCAATAAACTCTGTTGATACTTTGTAGGTTTTGATTTTTCTTCTTTTTTTTCTTCTCCTATTTGTTTATAAACTTCTCTAATTCTATCTTTATCAAAACCTCCTTCAAAATAAGCATCATTAAATGCAACTGAGTTAAAATGAGCTGCAACAATAGAAGCACTCTCATAACCAAAACTCTTATTAACGCTTTTTTCTATTTGATCATTATTAATTCCTCTTGCAGTTAAACCTTCTTTTACTCTAATTTTTAATTCTTTTTCAAACTTTCTAATTACTAATGGGCCTACAGTTACACCAAAAGAAGCTGATGTAAGCTCATTTACTTTTATAATTTTCCGAATTTCGGGGTATTCTTTAGAAAGCTCTGCTAATAATTTTGTTCGATAATCTGTATAGAATTTTGATTTAACCTTTTCTTTTTCTTTTTCTGAAAGGCCTTCTAAGGGTTTATCTAATTTTGGTTTGTTTATTTTTACAGAATTAGTTATTCGATTTAAATTTTTTCTCAATTCCTCGTGATAAGAATGAACTAATTTAGGAATAAAATTTAAATCAAGCGTTTTTTCCGGCTCATCTTCATCGTCATCAAACTTAAACCTTTCGGTTAATTCTTTATTTATCCCATCTATTATTTTTTTAAAGTGTGCAGCCATTGAGAAAACTCCTTTTTTAGTCTAGTATTTTCGCCTCAACCTTAACATGGATTCAAAATTATGGCAAAACAGCCGGGAAAAAAAGCAGCAACTCCAAGACCATCCCCAAGAAAGCCTGGGGGCAAGAAGCCTTCACCGCTTGATAGAAACTCTTTGCAAGGAATTGCTCCGTACCCCGATATCAAAGATCCTAAAGACTTATCAAGTCTTGTAAGCTTTAGCCCTACTGGTACACCATTTATTAATTCATGGACTGATTATCGCATTGAACAAGTGCGAAACTACAAGCATTGGGTTTACATTGCTATTCGAGCTATAGCTCAACAAATAGCTTCAACTGTTCCGAATATTTCTTGGGTTAGCTATGATGCCTACGAACAAAAACAATTTCGTCATATTAAAAATAAAGCTTTAATTCCTCTTTTAGCCCATGAATCTTTAAAACCTGTTCCCGACAAACACCCTCTACTACGGCTTATTAAAGATCCTAACGAACCTGACACTTCATACGATCTTTGGTACGAAACTGTAATGTTCTTTAAGCTGACAGGATCGGCTTATTGGTGGACTCCTAAGAACGCTCTTGGTCTGCCTACAGCTATATGGGTTGTTCCCTCTCATTGGATGTGGCCTGTTCCGGGTGTTGATCAAGCGGTGATTGGATGGGAAGTCCGTCCAGTTGAAGGTATCTACAAAAAAATATTCCTTCCCGCAGATGAAGTAACTGTCTTTAAAGATAAGTCACCTATTTCAAAGATTGATGGGTTTGGCCCCTTGACCGCTGGAAATCAATGGGTTGACACAATGGATATGATTAATCGATCACGATGGTATGCTTATCGTAACGGAACATTTCCTACTGTAGCTGTAGAATTTGATGGCAAATATCAAGATCCTTCAGACGAAGCTTTAAGAAGAATTGAAGCAAAATTTATCAACAGGTACACAGGTGAAACCAAAACAAATAAACCTCTCTTCGTTCCTCCGGGGGCAAAAGTGACTCCTTTGTCTTTAGGAATTAACTCTATGCTCTTTGGGGAAACTGCATCAGAAACAAGAGACAATATTCTTGCACTCTTTGGTGTACCGTCTAGCGTAGTAGGTCTTTCAAAAGATAGTAGTTATGGATCGCTTATCGCATCTTACATTGCATTTATGCAAATGACAATAAATCCGCTTATGAGGTATATGGGTCAAGTCTTAACAGAAAAAATAGCCAAACAATATGACCCTTCTCTTCGTGTTTGGTGGGAAGATGTTACTCCTCTTGATCCCGAACTTACAGAAAGACAGATTCAAACAGACTTAATGTGTGGAGCAATCACACCAAACGAGGTAAGGCTTATGCGTGGACGCGAACCTTACCCCGACAAATGGGGTGATCAACCTATTGTTCCGCTAAATATGACTTCGGGGCCTCCGATAGAAGCAAGTACAGAGCTTCATAGTACCCCTAAAGATACAAATTACCCAGGTTCAACCTCTGTAGGTGGTACACATTTGCCTGTTCCAGAGCCAATGTCAGCCCCTTCAGACAATAAAAACACACAAGGAGCATCCCATGAGGCTTGATACAACCGCAGATATCTTATCTTTCATCCGAAAAAGAAGAGAAATTCTTCTGACTCAAGGTAAAAATATGGGTTTTAGTGGCTTAATTACGGCTTCTAGAAACCTTGTGCATACTTTAGAGAACCATGATTCTGTTTTAGCAATGGATTCTCAGTCAGATACAGCTCCCGAAATTGATACAAGCAAGATGTCAGCAAAGTTTATTGTCTCAACTTCATGTAAAGATCGTCATGGCGACATCGTAGAACCCGAAGGTTGTCTGCCACACATTAAAAATTACACTCGCAACCCTCGGATTTTCTTTGCACATCGTACTGATGATCTTCCCATTGCTTCTGCAAGGGATGCGGAAGGAAATCTTTGTCTGGAAGTAGACAAAGAAAACGGACTAATACGATCCACAGCTTGGTTTCATGGAGAGACACCAGAGTCAGAACTTATCTTCCGGCTTATAGCTCGCAAAGAATTGCAAGCAGCTTCCATAGGTTTTCTTCCGGTAAAAGCTGCTGTAATTCATACAGATAACACAAGCGAAAAAACTTCAGAAGGTGATGAGGTTTTAGATTTCCGAAACATGGGTCACCCCATCATGCAGTTCCTTGAATGGGATATGATCGAGTGGAGTGTAGTACCTATACCTGCAAACCAAGAAGCTCTTGCAGCTCACCTTGGACGCGGACACATTGAAGGAGAAAAAATAACTCCCGCTGTTCGCAGAGCTTTGGCTGCATGGGTTCCACCGTCAGGAAAAATAATTGTTCCGGTATCTGCTCCCGCCTTAACCGCTTTAAAACAAGAACCTGTTGCAATCGAAACCAAAAAAGTTGTTAAAGAAAATATCGTTTCTAACGCTGTAGATAAAGAAGAACTTGACGAAGTTTATTTCAAATACAAAAAAGAAACCAACATGTCTTACAAAGAATTAAAAGCTTGGAGCAATCATCCTTGTTCAAAAAAAGCTTCTCTAAGTTCTGGCCCAATAAAAAGAAATCTTGAATTGCTTTCTACAGAAAAAAGTTCTTGGACACAAAAACATATTACATGGGCAAATAAAACAATTGCCTTTAATTCTCGAATGAGAGAGATGCCAAAAGGTAAACCAGCTTCTAAAGAATGCCCTTGGTCTAAGCGAGATATCTCACTTAAAAATTGGGCTTATGATCCAAATAAAAAATCAAACGACAAAGACCTTGATGCTCTCATTCCTCCGCCTAAACAACCTTCAGACAAAAAGTCTGTAATCCCTTCCGTAAATTCTGATTCTGCTGTAGTTTCCCAAAAAGAAAATGGCAGTAAGGATAAGAAAGTTAAAAAATTATTCCCTGACAGTAAGGAGCTTCTAATGGCTTATGAAGATGAAGATAAAAAGAAAAAGAAAAAACCGTCTGATGAAGACGAAGTAAAGGACATCGACCAAGAAGATGAAGACGAAGAAAAAGAAGTCGATGACGAAGATGAAGAAAACAAAGCCATTGATGACGATGAAGAAAAAGATGGCGATGAAGATGAAGAAGAAAAAGATATAGACGAAGAAGATAAAGATGCCGAAGAAGAAGACACTACAAAAATTCTTAAAGGCATGTCTGAAGTAATGAACAATATGTACGACTGTGCTATTGCTCACACTGACATCTTAAAAAGTCTTCACGAAAAAGTGGACGAAATGTACAAGTCCAAAAAAGCTCAAGAAGAAGAAGAAGCTAAAAACGAAGAAGAAGAAGAACGAAAATCTATCCTTAACGCTTTAACTATTCTTAAGTCCAACCAAGATTCTTTAAACAAGAAGTTGTTTGAACTCACAGGAAGAAAATAAAGCATGAAGGATAAAAGAAACTCACCTTCTTTGCTTCCTGTTATACAAGCAAGCAAAGAAGTAGGGACTAAACAAAACCAATGTTCTAACTGTTTACATTGGTTTAAATATCCCCAAGAGTTAGCGGGGCCTGTCGGAATAGTTAGCGGGATTCCGCAAATTGAAGAGATGGGCGATTGCCGAAGGTATCCACCAGTAATCGCTGGCTCGCACCCTGGGTTTCAATTGCAAATGCAAGGAAGACTAGGGCATTTTCCGGCTACTAGCAGTTCAAACAGTTGTGGCGAATATGTGCAAGTTTCTTCTTGAATGGTTTAATCTACGAAAGGAAATAACCAATCATGGCGGAGAAAAAAAACAAACCAGTTTTGGACGCTATTCAAGGCATCCAAGACAATCAGGCAAAGCTTCAAACCAAGCTAGAAGAGATTGAAACCACTAGCAAATCTGCAAGAGGAAACCTACCCGGTGCATCCCCTGCGGTTCGCAAAGGTGAAGACTCTATGTCTAGCCGTGGCTACAGCTTTGTAAAACTCTTTGGTCTTCTTCGTGGCGAACTTTCTCCTGAGAATGCTCGGGTTGAATGGGAAACCGCAAAGAAACTTCAAAACCTTTATGTTGATCGTCTTGGATTTAACAAGGCTTCAACTAACACAATCATGGCTCCCTTCGGCTCTGACTACATCGCGGAAATTCCCGGTGAAGAAGGTTTTGCAAGGGAGATTAAGCAAGTTGTTCAAGCAGGCGTATCTGGTGTTGATCGTGATGAAGTATTTGCACTTCGTCAGAAACACTGGGGTCAAACCAAGGCTTTGTCGTGGATCGATGAAGGTCAAGGCGGATCGCTTGTAGCTCCCCCTATTCAAGGCGAACTTATTGACCTCCTTAGGAACAATGAAGTTTTCATGCAAGCCGGGGCCAGAACTATAGCCATGCCACCCAATGGCCGAATCACCTTCCCAAGACAGACCAATGCTGGTACTGCTTACTGGGTAGGCGAATCCAATGCCATCACGGAATCTCAACCAGAAACCGGAGATGTACTCTTGCAGGCCAAGAAACTTGGCATTCTTTGCAAAGTACCTAACGAGCTATTTCGCTTTAGCTCTATCTCTGTTGAGATGTTCTTGCGTGAAGACATTAGTCGTGTTCTGGCCTTGCGATTGGACAAGTCGCTTCTTGAAGCGGCTGGTTCAAGCAATGAGCCTAAGGGTCTTATCAACTACGCTGGTATCACAAGGCACACTGCTTCTACTGTTGCTGCTAACGGTAACACTTTAGAACCAGAAGATATTGCTCAAATGATCGGCAAAGTTGAAGAACAAAATGCTCAGTTCAAAGCCTTTGTAATGCGTCCTCTTATGTACGCAGCAATTTCCAACAGAAGGGCTGATGCCGTTACTGCTGGTGATAAGAAAGGCCCATTTGTATTTAACATGTTCCGCGAAATGAATGCTAACATTGATTTCAGCCGAGCAACCGCAGGCAACCTTTACGGAAACCCTGTTTACAAGTCTACCCAAATCAGCGGTGCTCGCACCAAGGGTAGTGCTTCTAACTTGTCTTATGTGCTTGGTGGTGACTTTACTGATTACCTTGTTGCGATGAGCGGAGCTATTGAGTTCCAAATTTCAACACAAGGTGACACACCTTTCACGACCGACCAAACGTGGTATCGTGGCATTATGTACACCGATGGTGCACCTCGCCATGAAGCATCCTTTGTACTTTGTGACAACCTTGTTAATGCGTAATTAGTATTGATAACCCAGAGAAAATAAAACTTCTCTGGGTATCTTTAAAATCTAAAATAAAGGAACAATTCATGCCAGCTACTTTCATTGGTGATTTGAAATTGCAAGCATTTGGAGATGCCTCCATTGCTCCTGTAACCTCGCCCGCTAGCACAGTAACAGGCTCTTCCATCGACATGCAGTTGTCTGACGGAAGTGTCAACGCTATTGTTATTGTTGGTGCAGGCACTACAGCTTCCTCTGCTACCTTGGCTGTTAAAATCCAAGAAAGCACAGACAACAGCACTTGGACTGACCTTAAAATTCTTTCTACTCTTACCTCAACTTCAGCTACTGGTACTGGTATCACTGGCTTGACCCACAGTGGTAAGATTTTAAGGAACGCTCGTTACCTTCGGGCTGTTGCTACCGTTGGTGGCTCACCTGCTACCCTTCCTCTTTCTGTACTGATTCTTGGTTCCAAGAAGATTGCAGGCGACGGTAATGGTGCTCTTGCTAGTTAATTTTTTAATTACAAATGAATGCCTGCTCTTTTATTTGAGGGCAGGCTTTTATTTTGGAGGTGCTTGTTTATGTCTTATGTACCTCTTTCAAAGTTTAAAACCTTTTCAAAAATCTGTTCAGATGATGCTACGCAAGATGACTTTTTAAACATGATCTTAATTTCTTCTGAAGCTGTTGTTCAAAACTGGCTTGGAAGAAAACTCGAACAAAATACTACAACCGAATATTTAACAGGTACTGGAAAACGATCCTTAATCTTAAGACATCGCCCAGTGCTATCTATTGTTTCTGTTTACGAAGACTTTAACGGACACTTTGGTACATCTCCCGGCTCTTTTAGTTCTAGCCAACTATTAGCTTCTGGAAGAGATTACATGCTAGATTTAGATACAAACGGAACATCATCTTCAAGTGGAATACTTTATCGTATTAACAGCAATTGGTTAGAGCTTGGACGCGAATTTGTTCCAGGCAAGCTAACTCCTGAGACGGGATCTCCTTATGGAAACATTAAAGTAACTTACACACACGGTTATGCTGCTGTTCCTGACGATATAATCTTTGCTACTTGCATGGTTGCATCTTATATGAAACGAAATATAGGCATTGGTGGTGATATTAAATCAGAAAAATTAGGCGATTACTCTTATACTTTAGGGGGAAACGGACTAGATTCCCGTTCTTCTATTCCCGAAATAGCGTCTGCAATGGCAATACTCTCTCGATATAGGGAGTGTGCATGGTAATAGAACACCTTTGTAACTTTTCAATCACTGTTGAACGAGCAAAAATTACAAAAGATATTACTGGCGGAGCTAAAAGGGAGGTGTGGGAAGTTGTTTACAGCAACATTTCTGCTGCTATACAACCTATTAACAGTGCAATTCAGCATCAATTTGGTCAAAGACAGATGATTAACTCTCATCGTATCTACACTTCTTGTTATTTAAACATTCAACGAGGCGACAGAGTTCGAACTTTTGGCCCTCCACGAATGTTTGTTGTAACAGGGATTTTAGATCAAGGTGGTAGACAAAGAGTTTTCTCCATTGATGTAAGGGAGCAAATGGATTAATGGAAACTACTCCCCCAGAACCACTTGGATTTAGATCTCGAAGGCATCCATCTTCTATTTTGGAAGCAGTACAAGACCTTTGGAATTCTTGCCCAATTCTACTTGAACATTTTCCGGGCGGATTATTTGTATCAGAAGTTCCCGAAAGACTTGACGGTGAAGAGCTAGTAATACCTTACGCATATGTAAACAAAACTCAATCTGATTTTACATGGACAATGACTTCACAATACATGGAAACATGCGACTTAGATTTTTTCCTTTATGCTCCCGGATCTGAAGCTGTAGAGAATTGCTTAAAATCGATTCGTGGTGTATATGATTGGTTAGATTTACGGTTCAGTGACAACTCTAGTTCTGTGATCTACATAAGACCAGACTCAGAAGATGTCAATTCGGAAAGTACCCGGTACAAGGATGGAAGACTTTTGTATCGAGGACATATTAGGTATGCGGTATGTGTTAATCGATTTACAGTAAATAGAAGAGATTAAAATGCCAGCCAATATCCCTTCATCCGTTTCACTTAATGTAAGCAATATTGTTGCGGGATTGTCTTGGACATACAGCGGAACTACATCAACAGATTTTTCAGTTAACACCTCCGGTAATTTTAATTACGGAAGAAACTTTGGTAATGGATATTTAAGTAATCAAACAGCAATTTATATTGCAAATACAATTACAATCCCTACCCAAAGTAATGTTCAAATTAATCTTTTAACACCCTCTGATGACGCATTTGGTAATTCGTTTTATTTTACAACAGTTCGAGTTATCTACATAGAAGTAGCTGAAAACTCCGCAGACGTTATTATTGGTGGAGGCCAAAACAACACAGGCCTAAACGCATTCTCGACCTTTATGGGCGATTCCACAGACAAGATTAAAGTAACTGCCGGTAGCGTATTTCAGCTAACCAATCCTAGTTTAACCGGATACACCGTTGGCGGATCAACTTCTGTTTTAAGGTTTTCAAACACAGATGCCGTGAAATCTGCTGTTATTAGATATTTCATAGCAGGCTCTTAACCCCCAAGGAGATTATTAACATGCCAGCAATTTCAGGACATAACGGAAGAGTTTTAGTTTATCCACAAAATAGAGATGCAAATCAAGGTGATGAAGATTATGCAGGTACAGTACCTGTAGCTTTGATGGCTAATCGATGGCAGTTTAGTTACAAAACTGAACTTCTTGAAACTACTTCTTACGAAAACCCAAGAGCACCGCTTGTTACTCCGTTATCTTCAAGGGTTGCAGGACTTACTGATATTGATTTTAGTTTTGACGCTTACTGGGATACAGTAAGCAAATATGCTCACCCTTTGGGTTGGCCCGATCTTCGTCCGGGTAGTCGCCCTGCTATTGCTCTTGAGATTAAAAAAGGTCTTAATAAAGCAACAGGGTTTCCTCACATTAGTCCTCCGTCTTCTGGTCTTGAAGACGCATTACAACCAGAAGGTAAACTTGGTGATGTTAATCCTATTGGACAATTTTTTTACTTTGTAGCGTTAATTACAGAATGTCAAATTAGCACTGAAGTAAAAGGTGTTGTAACTTACTCTGTAAGTGGAAAAGCTACTCCTTATGTTACAAATACCACTGGAGGGCTTCACGAACTTCGCACAGGAACCTTTCTTCCTGGTTACAACAATGGAGGTATGCCTTTCTCAAGTCAAGACTACTTCTATCAAGATGTTGTTACTGATTAAGCAGATTAAAATTTTAGCATTCATTCCTCAAAAAAATTTAGGAGATCAAAACTATGCCAGGTATAGCAGGACACAACTCAAGAGTAAGAATTTGGCCACAAAATAATCCGTATAATCAAGGAAATTCGGGAACGACTTTCCCCGATGACTATGTAGATATGTTTGCAACAAGGTGGCAGTTTACTTACAGAACTGAAGCTGTAGATGCAACTACTTTCGAAGCACCAAGAGTTCCTTTTGTAACCCCAATGATGACATATATTGGTGGAGTTACAGATATTGAATTTACAATTGATGCTTTGTGGGATACAGACACTAAATCAGGAAGTCCTTTTGCTTACCCTGACCTTCGTCCGGGAACTCGACCTGTGATTGATTTGTACATTAAAAAAGGGCCTAATGATACTACTACTCAAATAGCGAATGTTCCGCTTAATCCGGGTTTACAAGGTACACCAAACCCTATTGAACAGTGTATTCGTTTTACAGCCGTTATTGCAGATTTAACAACAGACTCTGAAGTTCGAGGATTAGTTAAATATACTTTTTCCGGCTCTGCTGATCCTTACATTCTTGATGCAAATGAAGGAGGCGGATTAAACGGCCCCGGCGAATACTTTAGCACAGGTATTTGGTTACCATCGTTTGATGGTTCTTCTGCTGGCCCAGCATTCTCTTCTCAGAATATGTATCATTCTGTTTCAAACGGAGTGGAAGATCCTTACGAATGGAATGGAGAAGATGCTTCTGTAGCTAATGATCATAAACCTACAGTTTATTCTGGTAAAAACCCTAACGAAAAAGAACCTGTTGTTCAAGAAGTTAAAAAAACTTCAGAGGCAAAAGCAAAGGTTGATATCAAACCAGAAATCAAAGCTGAAGTTAAAACACCCCCACCCAGCGATCCGTTAAAATAAGGAGATTAAATTAGTGGCTGAAATTTCAAAGTCGCTTGGTCTAGGTAGTGTGTTTGAATATCAAGGTAAGACTTACACCTGTTCTCCTTGGACATTTAAAATCCAAGGAGAATTTGAAAGATACCTTGAAGAACACGCAATTCAAAAAGTAAAGCTAATGAAGCCTAGTCTAAACGAAGAAGAGTATCGTTTCCTTGTATCTTCTGTTCACAAAGATATTGCAAGCGGTGCGTACTCTTTTGGTGGGGAAGCGGTTTCTAAAGCTATATCAACCATGGTTCACTTTAGGGTACTTCTTTTCTTGTGCCTTAGGGTTAACCATAAAGATATTACAATGAATGTTGTTGACGAGCTTGTAAAAGAACGTCTTGAAGAGATGATGGCTAAAGTGTCAGAGGCGAACTCCGACCCAAACACCGAGAGCCTGGACTCTACGATGACCGAATAAAGTCCAGGCCTAAAATGGCTGAAGTTATTTCTGCGTTGGTTAATGAACCTTATTGCCTAAGCATTGAGGAAATTGGCAATCTTACACCTTATCAAGTACGCAACTTGTACTTTAGGGAAAAAGAAACACCAGAGTCTGAAGTGCCTTGGTTCTTTAAAGGTCAGCCAGCACCTAATCAACCAGCAGTAGATAAGGATAAAGAATTGTTTTGGAAGGTTAATAAAGAGTGGCGAAACCTTCCGGAAGAGCAAGTTGAAGCTTTGTGGCAGCAGCAGTTAAAAGCTAAAGCCCCAAAGAAAGAAACTCCAAAAACAAAAACCACTCCAAACTCTAACCCACAAAATAAAGAGAAATCTAATGGCAAGATCAAGACCTAAGCTTTCTCAATCGCCTTGGAGTGGGTTGGATGCTGTTCGAAAGATTATGGATAGGTTTGGCGAGTTTGGCGAATCGCTCAATCGTATGGCCGGTGCTCTTCACGGATTAGAAGATTCTATGAAGCATTTGCTTGGTGTGACCTCACGCGTCACTGCTGCTATGCTTATGCTTCATGGTAGCCTTGCAAATTCTGGCAACTCTCCAAAATATAGCAAATCAAACAAAGACGATAAAAATAAACCTGACTGGGATCAAATTTATAAAAATAATAAAGAACGAGATGATAAAGATTACTCAGACAAAAAATTGCGTAAGGCAGTTGATGATGCTGAAACAAAATTAAAGTACGACAGGTTAGCCAAAGAAAGACAATACATTGCTAAGTTAAAAGCAATCAACGATCAAAAAATAGTTTTGCAGAAAAAAGCTTCTTGGTTTAAAGACTCTGCTGAATCTAATGCAATTGAATTTAGAAAATATGGACGAAGAAGTTTTATCAAACAAAGAGCTGATGCACTTAATGCATTTGCTAATAAAAAAGTAAATCCAAATAGACTTAATGAAGACGAAACTGTTCAACAATTCAAAGATGCTAGAACTGTACAAAAAGCAGGTGAAGCAAATCCTAAAGGTATTACAGATACTGCAATTAAAAAATGGGTTCTAGATACAGAGTATGCGTTTAAGAGTTTAAATACAAATCCAGAAAAGGCTGTAGAACAACAGGAAAATTTATCTAATGCAGATAAAAAAGCAAATCGAATCATAACTCAAATATCTTTAGTAGGTGTAAACGAACTAGGCCAAGCAGTTAAAACTTTTACTCAAAACATTGAACCCGCTTTAAACCAAAATGAAATTTTATATAACCTAGGAAATAAAACAAAAACTGAACATGATGATTGGAAAAAAAGGGAAGATCAAAAAACAGGAAAAGTTTCAATTGATGCAGCAGCAGCAAGCTTAATGGCATTCTCTCAAAGAGAAGGAGTTAAAGATGCTGTTTTAAATACAGACTTAACCGCACCAAAGCTTGTTGGAAAAAATCTTCTTGAAGCAGATTTGCCTGCTTTGCTTAACTCCTTTAATTCCCCTCTAGGGGATGCATTAGGCATAAAAAATATGCCGGACGCAAATAAAAAGGAAAGTCAATACGATCCTATGACTCTGGCGGCAAAATCGATTCAACGATTGCTTCGAGGGTTTACTGCAGACGAACTAGAAACTACAGCTAAAAAATACGACTTAGATATTAACGCTTTACATAAATTAGGAAATCAATCACTTGGTGGTTACAAACAAGAAGACCTAATGAAACTTTTTGGCCACACTTACGGAGGTGCTGGTGCTCACGATGCGACTTCGGATGCTACAGCTTACGGAAGACTAGAAGTTCTTATCAGTAAGTTTTCACAGATTATGCAGCAAACTATAGATAACCGAAGTGATAGCCAGTATCTAGACGATATAAACCTTGGGGATGAAGCTGAAAGACAATTAGAATCAACCCTTAGAAAAGATTATGCGAGCAGTCAAGATGCTATAGATCGACAAAATATCGTAGATGCAGCTCAAAACGCTATTAAAAAATTAGAATTAGAAGCAAGTAACACAGCGTTAAACATTGCTGCAAGCAGAAACGGTATTGAAATACCAGATGGCCCGCGAGCAAATGTTTCTCCTTTTAGTTTAAAATCATCCGGAGATTGGGATACTCAACCTACTCTTACGGTAGATGGCGAAGAGATAATGTCTTCTGCTAAAACACCTAAAGCAACTCCTGCAGATTACATTAAAAAACTTAAAGAACTAAAAGACTCAAATGCAACAGGTTTAAGCGGTGACACTTCAGAATTTGATAAAGCTATTGATGCTTTTTACACAGCAAGCAAAGCTGACCCTTTGTCACCTTTATCCGACACTCAGTATGCGGGATTTAAAAACGAAGAGCTTACAGCAACACCTGCCCCTCACAGACCTCGCGTTGATATCTCTGCTTTTGAAACCACAGGAACAGGAAGTTTTAAAAAACGACCAGAATTAAATGTAGACCGTTTGCCTGCTATGACAGGCCCTTATGCCGATGATGAAGCTTACACTCAAGACATGATTACTAAGTTAGACGAATTAATTGCTTCTGACGCTACCAACATGCAAGGCAACACCGATCAGCTAAAAGCTCTTCAAGACATTTTAAAAACAGTTTTAACTGAACTTAAAACTTTTAAAGCTACACCTATATTAGCCCCCGGAGTACCAATCACGTCTGTATTGCCTCCACCAGCTTTACCGCCATTACCACCTACACCACCTGCTCCTAATCCTTTAGACCCTAAAGCTAGAAGAACTTTTTCAAGTTCTTTAAGTGGAGTAGCAGAATCGATTGTTAAATCTTTACGAGTGTTTGCAAAAAAATTAAATGACGGAAAAAATATTAACTTTAAACAAATTTTTGGGAGCGGAGAAGGAAACCTTAAAGAAGCTTTTGGTTCTTTAGCTAAAAGTATGTTTGTTACAGCAACCGCAGCTTCGGGAGCTGTTGTAGGTCTTGCCCAGTTAGCATCTGCCGATACTTTTGCAACCTTTCAAAACTCTTTACTTATGTTGGGCATGACCGTAGGATCTTCTTTTGTAAAACCTATACTTAAACTCTCTTGGCACATACAACAATTAGCCGATTGTTTTGCAAACCTTTCTCCCGAATCGACTGCATTTCTTGAATCTTTAGCAAGTTGGTCAATTGCTATTGTTGGAGCTTCTATGGCTCTTAAAGGACTTGCCTTTATATTATCTCCGGTAGCTAGTGTAGTAAAAGCTTTATGGGCCTTAAGTATAGCCATAGGCGGGGTCATTCAAAAAATGGCTGTAAACGGAATAGGTCAAACCCTTTCTGGGGGTGCAGCAGCAGCAGGTGGGATGTTAGTAAACACTTTAAAATTTGTAGGAGTGTTAGGAAAATTAGTTGGTATTACATTTGGGCTTTACGAAGCATTTGCAATCTTATCCGATACTCTTTTTCGTACAAACGCGTCATTTACTAAAGGCTTAGTTTTAAGTCAAAAGAAAAAGTACGAAGAAGAAGAAAAAAGAATTATGGAAGAGTCAGGTGATAAACCCAAAGACAAAGAAGAGGCTGAAAGACAATTTAAAAGTTACAGCGAAAATAAAAAATACACAGAAAAAATGTTAGAAACAAGTGACGATGTTTCAAATTTATTTGATAAAAAAGTGAAAGGTGGTTATGGAAGGGCCTCTACATGGGATACTGATTTAAATAAAACAAAACATCCACTTCACGAGTTACTGCAAGAAAATTATGTTGGACGAAATCTTAGCCACGAAGCGACAGAAGATTATGTAAAAAGATACAACATGCACGAACAGCTTTATAAAAAATTAAAAAAAGAAGGAAACGAATCTGGGGCTGATTTTAATTTAGGACAGATGGCAAAAATATATTCCGATATTGATAAAAATGCTAGAAGTAAAAGTTGGTTTGGGGTAGAAAAAAACGAAAAAGCAGAAAAGTTTTACGACATGTATCATGGCGGAACCATGCAAGAAGGTCGATTAAATGCAGACAGAACTACAAAAAATGATACTAGATCACAAAAAGACAAAGCTAAAGATAAGTTTGATTCTTCGGGAGGCTATCAAGGGCTACTAGCATCTTTTCAATCGTTTCGTTCCCAACCTTCTTACATGGGTGTAGAAGAAGCTCATCGTAGAGTTCAGATAGCAGCGTTAGGTTCAGATCCTTTAGAGCAAAAGATAAACGAGATACGATCTAACGAACTTGCAAAAATGGTTCAAGCTTTAGGCGAGATGGCACAAAACTCTGGCGATAAAAAAGATGCTGCTATATATCAATTTATGACACCTTTTTTAAGACCTGGGTATTAAAACTACATTTAATTAAGGATTACTTATGTCGTTACTTCCATTTAGAGAACCAACGCATCAAGACGATGGCAAGCCTTATGTTTCAGAATTAATAACAAACGCATTAGGAATAGATTATATTCCTTATGCTGAAAGACCTAATTCACCAACAGAGGGTTTCCAAAATAATGTCTTTAGAGCAAAAAGAACATTTGATGTTCCTTGGCATTTAAGATGGCATTTTATGTACGCTATGATTGGAGATCACAGTAGTAAAGACGGAAATATAAAACGAAGGCTACCGTTTGGTTATAACATTAGAGGCTTTACTAGCATTTACGACAGAAGAGGGGATGCTGATGATTTCAATCCCATAGATAACCCATGGCTTTTTGCGACCAGTATAGATTCCGTAGAAGGAATTGGGTTTGACGGAAAAGATAGTTTTTATATAGGCCTTACAAACAATCAACTTTTTGGAGATATACATAACGCTAATAAACCTTTACCTGACGCGGTAAACCCTGTTAACGAACAAAAACCAAAAAACAGATATAACAAAAGATCTAAAACAAGTAATCCTCGTTTACGTTTAAAAAACACTTATGAAGATTATATAAATGCTGAAACAAGCTCTAACGAAAATGAACGAGCTGAAACAAGTATTAATAAATTAAGATTTGTTAGAGAAAAATTAACTAAACACGAAACAAGTATTGTTTACAAAGATGTTATTAAAGAATTAAAATTAGAAGAAAAAGAAAGATTACAAAAAGAAAAAGAAACCAAGGAAGAACAAAAAAAAGCATATAAAACTTTTTTAAAACAAATAAAAGAAGAAAACAAAAAACCTCTTACTACAAACTTTAATGCTTTAAAAAAAGGCAATCTCCCTGTATTTACGACAGCATCAGAAAATGCAGAAGTTCCGGGAGCTTTCCCCGAAGGAACGCTTGATACGTTATTAAAGAACTATAACAATGTAGACCCTACTTCTACTTGTAAATATAAACTTGCAAGAATAACTGTTTCTTTTGAAAATGTTCAATATAGAATTATTTCAAAACTTGCAGAAAAAGCTGGGCAAGGA